GGGTGGAGGTGGGTCTTTCGGAATAACAGGTGGGGGTGTAACGGGTGGCGTTACAGGTGGGGTCACTGGTGGAGGCGTGACTGGTGGCTCTGTTGGTGGTTCGTTCGGCTCAGTCGGTTCATTCACGGCTTGTTGTGGTTCAATCAGCGGCTCTGAGCCATCGCCACTGCATGCTACTAATGTTAGCAAACAGATTCCTAATAATGGATATTTCATGATGTCACCCTTTCGTTGAGACACGTTTATAGTGTAACTTCGTTTGTTCGGCTTCTTCCGGTTCTATTTCGTATGGTTTTAGTATAGCTTGTTTCTCAACAATCCACCAGGATTTCATTGCGATGCTAATTCTTCCCCAAACAAGCAGGGCGAGCCAGCAAGCCGCCATATATGAGAAAAACTCGAACCACCAATCATTTAGAAAAAAGTCCATCATGATGTCTCCTTATCTGATAATGAGGTAAAGTGAATAGATGACCAACAATGTGACCCATATTTGCGTAAGCTGTAAGCAACGGTCGATCATACTTGCTCCTTTCCTGTGGCGAGGGCTTCAGCTTTGGCGATAGCTTCGTTAGCCTCTTTCAAGTTTGACCCTTCGCCCCAATGTTTATGAATCATTGCACAATGCTCGAAAAGCCCTTGTAACGCCTCCCGCATGGCCTGATTCTCGGCTACGAGTAGATCATTCTCAACACAAAGTCTGTCATATTGCTCAACACTGATCCAGTCTTCACCTTCCATCGGTTCACGCATGGGGGATTACTCCTTTCCCTTTAAGTTAAAAGCTATGTAATGATGGTTCGCGCTTTGCCATCCTAGCGAATATCCGTTAACAAGATCTTGAATCACAAACCATGCAGGCTCACCATTGTTGACTCGTTGTGTAGCAATAACACGCAATTCCTCGATTGTTTTGTGTGGTGTGTCACTGTATGCTGCGCGTGGTGTCGGGGTGTGCATGGTCTACCTTTCAGGAATGTTTAGTTTGTTCATTGCAATGGCGTAGGCGTTTTCTCGTACTCGTTTTTCAAAGGCGTCGGGATCAGCATTGATCAAGGCTACCGCTTCAACACTCATCATCAATGGCAACGGATCACCTACTACTCCTTTGAGCCCTTTCTTTGCTAAATCTTCTGCTGCCCATTCATACTCTTGTATTGCATAATTAGGGGTGTGCATGGGGTCCTCCATTAGGTTATTTCGTCTTTTGTCCAACTTCGATACCATCCGCATATGCCCTAAGTATGTACATGAGATCAGACTTGGTACTGCCGAACAAGATTGTTTGGATACCGCCTCCTTCGTTGTCCATCCTGGCAAGGTTGATCCCCTTGTAGACAAAATCCAAGTGATAGTTCCCGATGTTGGCCTTCACTCCGTTCTCTGTCTTTGTATAGGATGTCATAGGGCTCTTAGTTAACTTGTTGATACGATCTACTATAGCTTGGAGTTGCTTTTCTGTCACGTTCATGGTCTCCTCCCTGGTTATACCGAGTATATAATGCAATCCATATGCCTGTTTCTTCGCACACAATCGCCATATGAGAGGCGATCTGCCATACCCTCTATCAAGGTGTGGCATTTTGCCATTTGAGGCCTCATATCGCCATTCTGTGCGTTTGTCATGTCACATGCCATGCTAGATTGCCACACTTCTGATGTGTCTCCTTTATGATACACTGTATCTAAATGGATACAGTTAAACCATTATAGTACAATACCCCATAATATGCTATAATACGCATAGTTAGACTGACAGCGACGGACCATCTTCTATAAGGAGTCATATGCATAAGCCATTCCATCCCATCCATTCCGTGAAAAATACCTGTGTCGGTCGGCAACGTGCTTCTAACGGCCAACTCTTACCGTATGTTCCCATTCATAAACCACCTTCCTCGATCCCCGCAACAAGAAGACATCGTGAAGCACACCTCTTGATACGTCTACAAAATAACCGTTGCTATTTGTGTTGTCTTCCACTTGTATATACCTCCTGTCACATTGACCATGTTATCCCACGGTCTAAGGGTGGTTCCGATGCAATTGCTAATCTCAGGGCTACTTGTAAACGATGCAACCTCCAAAAAAGCTCATTAAATATCATGGATTATGCTTTATTATCAATGGGATCGACACAAAAATACATCTACCGAAAGATCTTGAAAGGGAGCAGTTACCGAATGGTACGTGAACCGCTCGCTATCCCAATCAATGCAGTAATATCGACAATGTGAGATATATCGCATACTTACGGTGCCGGCAACGGGAGCTTGCCGTCGCGCGACTCTTAACCCCATAATATATCTCACATTTCCGATATTACTGCTAATATATGGCGCCATATTGTTATTTTCCCGTCGCTGAGAACGTAACTGTGTGATATATCTCACATTATCACTTTTTCCACATTTACGCTGGGTTGCCATCTATCTACCCTCTCTTTGTTCGAACTCTTCTATGATTTCGAGGAAGGCTTGGGCCTCTCCGTACTCAATCCATAAATCAGGCTTGGTATTTTCAGGAAATTGTGCGGTCCCGAGATCTACTTTATAGCCTGTGTTTTCCTCGAATCGTTCGATTCGCTTTTCGCAATACGCTATGATATCTTTCTTTGTCATGTAATATCCTCCATTGGATCAGTGTATCTACCCGCGAGGTTGATAGAATCCAGATCCTTCACGATACGCCTCATCGTAAGCTTTTCTTGCTTCTTGCGCGTACTCTGGTGTTTCAAGCGTGAGTGCGCGGCTTAGCCAATTTCTTTGAAATGCAGCGAAAGATTGATCGTGTCGTTTACTTGCTTCGCCTGCCTTGTATCCTGCTTCTCTGTAAACCTCAAGTGAATTCATCATGTTTGTCTCCTTGTTAGTGAGGATCAGTGTATCTAATTGGATACACACTGACCTAATCCAACTTTCCCTCACGTTGCAAAGCATGGAGTATACAAAGTCCAAGTTCCTCTGCCGCTGCATTCCACCCTAAATGCTCTGTGTGTTGTTCACCGTATCGTACAGTAAATTCCTTCTTTGTGTTACGCTCTAATGTAACGTCAAATCCCGCAAGGTTTGTTTTAAAAAGTATCATACTCTCCTCCTCCATCGTGTGTTGGTTATGAGACCGTGATTACAGATTCACTAAATATTCCATGTACTCCGGTACGATGGTCATAGTAATCGCTAATAGTAACTTTCTTCCAATCTTGCTTACGATGGGGCTTTCCATATAAGTTAACCTTATAACTGTGACCACGACTCGGTTGTATACTGGCTTGCTCAGCCTGCTTATTACCAGCATGATAGGCAATATGACTCCGGATCAGAGCGATGTCTGCAACTTTTGACGTTGCGATAGCCTTAATCTCAGTATAAAACGCTTCCATGCTCGCTAGGTGTCGATATTGGTCTTGGCAAATATGTTGATTCATCCTCTCCCCCTTGGTTTGTGTCGCCTTCATGTCCTACTCTATCCCTATCACAACAAACAACGTCATGCCATACGCCCCATTCAGCGCGTCCGCCCGCTTCTGCGATCGCCGCCGCGTCTCGTAAACATTATCAACGGCCTTCGTTTCCGCATTCACCACTTGATACTTCATCGCATCCCCCTTTGTGTTCGCATCCATACTAGATAGTATAGCAAAGCCCATACCAACAGACTGCCATGTATATCGTGTCTATCCAAGCTATAGACCACAACCTATAGTGTGTATCATTTAAGAGACAGCCATCCCGCCCCAGCTGTGTGGCGCATTTGTGCCCCATCGTGAAGTGTTACCTTTTGGTAACATTATCCCCACGTCCACCCGTTGCAAGTCTTGTGCCAACTAAATAAAACAAATCACCTATACTTGATCGGATTAGTCAAGATTCAACGCATGCAAGCATGGCATAGAAGCAAGCCTTGGGTCATGTGCTTGGAGCAAGCGCAACCCTGCTTACCTGGGCATAATGTTATGAGCTGGGCATGATCCTTTATATTACATTGGGTTAGGTGTGCAAGGTCTGATAAGATGTATTCTGTAAACTTTCTAGCAGGGTGGCATGTGACCTTGCATTAGCAAGTATCGTGCCATGTTTCAACGCATGCAAAGCTTGTGCCAGGGTGGAAAGTGCATCGGCAGACCCCCCCGGTTGGGCCTGTTCTGGTCCCATTTCGCGTTTGCAACACCCCGAACAAAGGGCAATATCAATGACTTATGAGGTTTTCATTTGCTAAACTGTATAACCCATTGATTTTCCTAGAGACACCCCTTGAGGCACCCGAGAGGGGTCCTTAGATTAGAAAAATTCTGACTATTTTTAATGAAGGAGGTAGAAATTTTTCCGCCGAACCTCCTATCTCGAGTAATAGAATGTTGTATTTATGACACATTTGTGCTATAATACGGCAGAGGGTACTAGATATGGTGGATGGTCTGAGAGTCGGGTAGGTTCAAGGTGTCATTACTGGTGCTGGAAGTAGCACATTCTCGCATTGACGGGAACTCGCCCTTGATAAGGGAATAGGACAGATCGTAACCTATCCGGCTCCATCCCCCTCGAAATTATGTCAACTCTTGTGATGTAGATGCCTGCCCCGAGAAAGTTTAAAGATCCATGCGATACGAAACTAAAGAGGAGCGAATTAAAAGGCTCGCCAGTCTCTTCAACGCATGTTTCAGTACCCACCCCACTGATTGGGAAGCAGTCTCCAGAATTATCAAAGAAGAAACAAAGGGTGTACCCCAACGGCAACAAGGGGTGGGAGAGCCTTCAGAAGTGGAAGGACAATAACCGGGAACGGCTCAAGGGCAGCTGGAATCACCTCTCCGGTTACATTATGGACTGGGTGCTTCAGCCGGATGAACAGGGAGAACCCCACCGCTTAAAGGCCCTTCTAGAGGAATCCAAACTGAAAGACATCGGTGTGATGCTGGGGATCTCTACTGAAAAGGTCCTCCTGCTAGAAGGTCAGCCTACCTCGATTATTGGGCAAGCCCAACAAGCGAAATTGGATGAAATGGGGCCTGCTCTCCTCGATGCCCTGAAGAAGCGGGGCATAGTGACGCTGACAGAACGTAAAGCGACAATCGAAATGCCCGAGAAAAAAGATGTTGTGGGGAGTGTGGGATAAACGAGCCGCTGTCTATGTGATCCCAACGGATATCGAGGGATATCCTGAATACCCGCATGTCGTATCTGTGGAATGTTTCTGTGAACCTGAAGTGGTCTGGGGATGGCCCAAAGCGTATGTGCAGCATCGGGTGGTGAGAGTCGAAGTCGATGAGCCTCGAACTACTGAGTAAATTAGAATCCCTTTCTCTGGCCAGTATCGACACGATGCCGGATGATCAGCTGGTGACGCTGGTACAGGAATATCTGGATATCCAGGCGTATGACCGGCAAGTGAATCAGTTGAAGTGGTACGTGCCCGTCAGTGAGAAGGCCATACAGATCCATACATCCAAGGCGAAGGTATTAGGGGTAGGGGGTGGCAATGGAGCCTCAAAGACGGATACCGCGCTCGTGGAAATGGTTATTCGCGCCACTGGGCAGATCCCTAACTCGTTGCGAGACATCTACCCTCGAGATAAGTTCCGAGGCCCAATCAATTGCCGCGTTGTTGTCGAATCTATTACAAACACACTCGAAACGATCATCCTTCCCAAGCTCCAATACTGGAAATGGCAAGGAGTAGATGAACCAGGTGGCTCCAGAGGACATTTTGGCTGGATACCCAAGCATTGCCTCCTTAAAGGTGAATGGGATGAATCGTGGACTGCGCGAACCAGGACACTCGAACTTCGCTACCACGACCCAGACACAGGACTGTACCGTGGAATATCTCGGGTCCAATTTATGTCCTACGATCAAGATCCGAGTGATTTCGCTTCAGGAGATTTCCACTTTGTCCTTCACGATGAGCCACCCAAGGAATCAATTTGGATAGAAAACATGGTCCGCGTCAAGCGCGTCAACGGAACGGCAATGATGTCCATGACGTGGCCTGATGATCCATCCACCCCTGTTGATTGGATCGTGGATCGTGTCTACGAACCCGCTCAACCAGGGAAGAACCACGATCCCACGTATGAGTGGATCAATATGTATGCCACGGATAACCTCAACCTTGACCAGACAGCCCTTGCTGAACTCGCTCGAACCTTAACTGCCGCTGAGAGACAAACACGTATCTATGGCCAGCATCTACGCCTCTCTAATCGTGTTCATCCATTGTTTACTGATGTTGATCGTACTTGGTGTTTTGAGTGCCTTGACCTCACAGTTCTAGATAATAACGGGGCTTGCGGGACCTGCTCATCCACGTCAACAGTTTCTTTTTGTCACACATCGTCAACTCTGGAGGCCGATCCTCTGTATCCGGTTATCTGCGCGTTAGATCCACACCCCCGCAAGCCCCATATGCTCGCTTGGTTCCAGATCGATCCCAATGATGATCTACATCAACTCTATGAACTTGCAGTGGAAGGCTCGCCCGATGAAGTCGCCATTCAGGTGAGTGAGTTAGAAAAAGAGATAGGGTGGAAAACCATCCAACGAATTATGGACCCCAATATGGGCCGATCCCAAGCCTCTACTGACCGTGAGACAACCTGGCAGGATGCGTTTGAACGGGCCGGTCTGACGTTCGACCTTGCCGACGATGGGGAAGCGGGGCGGCAATTTCTCAACGATTACATGAAGCCGGATCAGTTTACACAACGGCCACGGTTTTTAATTCATGAACGTTGTACCAACAGCATCGGTCAATATAAACGCTACAGTTGGGATGACTTCAAACGATCCATGGAACGCGATCAGAAACAGAAAGCCAAGCAGAAGCATGATGATTATCCTACGCTTGGCAAGTATGCAGCGAACACAAATCCTACCTTCCGAGGATTGAAACATTTGGGTCGTCCAATTGAAACCGTCAGTGGGCGAACGAACGGATACTAATTGAAAAAGCGTAAATCACTCGTACCAGAAGACAAAGACGATTTTATCCGTATCGTACTCGAACGTTACGACCAGGATTTGTTAGATCGTGCGGATTGGTCCGAGTTACGCCTACAGCGGTTTGCCAAGTTGTTTGGGTGGCGGGAAGCGAAAAACTATCCATGGCCCAACGCGAGCAACCAGCATGTGCCTATGCTGATGACCAATTCGCTACGGACCCAGGATACGCTCATTAATGCCGTTCTTGGGAGTCGGCCTGTCATTTCGGCCAATGCGGTCAATAGTGGCGATGCGGAGAAGGGTAAGAGCATCGATTCGCTCCAGGACTATCAATTCTTTACCGAACAGAACGGTGAAGAGAAAATAGCAGCATTTGCGGAAAGTTTTGTGAACGATGGCCGAGCAGTGTTCTTTGTGCCGTGGGTCCGAGAGAAACGTCAGGCGCGTGAACTACGGTCTGTCGAGATTCCTGAAGGGATAGCCAAGCTAGACATTATTGCTGTCTATCGTAAAACACTTGAAGGGATGTACCCCACAGGCATTGTTACCGAAAAGGGAAACGGGAACTATAAAGTTCTTCTTGCTAAAAGCCTTCAAGACGAGGACCCCGAAACCGTAGAAGCTGAGTTCTTTGAGGAAGATGGGCAACATTTCGTCAGTATCAAAAAAGACAAGGTTATCTTTGACGGTCCTTGCCCTATCCCCAAGCCACTAGAAGACATCATCTGCCCGTCACGTTGCGACAATCTTCAACCTCCAAGCCCATCGAATCCTCTGGGTGCCGATCACGTCATTATGGTGGATTGGCCCCAGTGGGACGAAATTCAACGTCTCAAAGCCAAGGGCTATTATGACCTCCTTACTGACGAAGATATGGAGAGTATGGAGGATCGGGTTGAGGCTGGAGTCGGGACAGATCGTGGTGCGGATGGTCCCAACGGGCCGGAACAACACAAAATCCAAGCCGATTCCTTAGCTGGTCAACAGTACGGAAATGCGAAAGTTACCTCAAAGGTTTTTACGCGCCTGACCTATTTTGGTCGCTGGAAACTCCCTAATAACGAATTTGAAGAGGAAATTGTAGCGCGTGTAATTCTCGGCCCCAACCGAAACACAAAGGCTCTCGCACGTCTCCGATACCTGGAGGATGAGTTTCCCCGTCAGGACTTGGCACGTCCAAGACCCTTTGCCTCGTCCCCTGGATTTATCCCGATTCCCGGTCAATGGTTCGCCATTGGGATGCTGGAATTGCTGGAGGCCATGCAGGATCTCACGAAGATCTTGCTTGACCAGATGATCGATAAGCATACGCTGTGCAACATTCCATGGGGCTTCTATCGTTCTGCAAGCGGATTACGGCCAGAGCAAATTCGCATTGAACCAGGGGTGATGCACCCTGTATCCGATCCGCAACGAGACATCAATTATCCACAAATACCGCAGAATGACCAAAACATTGCCCTCAATCTTATCGCGTTAGTACAGCAATGGAGCGAGCGGGAAAGCATGCAGGGTGCCCTTCAAATGGGTGGGGTTCCACAAGGGAAAGCCTCTGCGTTACGTACCTCCACAAATATGATGTCTGTATTACAGCAAGGGGACGCGAGGCCAGAGCGTATCTTGCGACGATTCTTCAAAGGAATTGCCGAGCTGTATCAACAGATGCACGAATTGAACAAAGTCTTTCTACCACCTAAGAAGCAATACCGTGTGACAGGCGTAACCCAACCGGGGGCCGATCCCTATCAGGTGATCAACAAGCCGGATGATATAGGTGGGATGTTCCAGTTTGATTTCAAGGCCAATGCCCTGAATACCAACAAGGCTATTACCTCGCAAATCCTAAGTGAGCTATTGCCGGTCGTAGTGAATGGGATGACCCTCCAACTGGGTCTCACGAATCCTGAGAAGATCTATAACCTGTTACGCGATCTCATACAGAGCAAAGGCCAAGATGAGCACAAGTATCTCAATACTCCTCCTAATGCTGATATGCCTAAGCTTACTGCTGAGGAAGCCATGGGACAAATGGTGCAGGGTGTCTTACCGCAAGGCTACCCATCGGAAGGTGCTCAGATGCACCTCCAGAAGCTAGGCCAGTTCAAAAGTGATCGCCGGTATGGTCAACTTATCCAACAGGACCAGTTCTTTAAAGCTATTTATGAAGCCTATGTGATGCAAGTCCAAGGGTTGGTTCAGCAAGAAATGCTCCAAGCCCAGCAAGCACAGCAATTCGCACAGGCGATGGGCGGGGGTGGCGGGACAGGTGGGCCGGAAGGCGTAGTAGATCCAACAGCAGGGCAGCTGCCACAAGCGGGGCCAAATCAAGTGATGGATGAATCGTTGCCAGGTGCGAAGGGGATGGTGCAATGACTTATATGATTCCCGATCAATATGTTGGAATGATGCCCAATCAAATCGAAGGTACCTTAAACGGGAAGCCATTTTATTTCAGGGCGCGTCATGGTGGATGGACGTTACGGGTGAGTCCAGAAGATGAGGAAGTAATTGATAGCGGGGAGTCTCCTTCAGCGGGGTGGTGGTCACAAGAAGAAGCTGTAGCATTCTGTAAACAGATTTTGGAGAAACATAGTGGCGCCAACTAAGAAATTAGTGGGCGAAGCGTGGTGCCCGAGATGTAAGTGTCACGTAGGGAAGATCTACATAAAAGAAGTACGAGAAGGGTTTTTCGAGAATAGCACAGTCCCCAAAGTGATTCCCAAGTATTGCAATATGTGTGAAGGTGTCATCGAGCGAAAATGAGTATTGAAGCAGAAAAGCCAAAAGCGAGCATGAACTGGTTTCTTGCCATTCTGACGTGGTTCCTTGTCTCAGGATTTATGTCTGTCATTGTGGCATTATTTTTACGCCATGTGCCGGAAGGGAACAGGGAAATCCTCGTCTATATGGTCGGTCAACTTTCTGGGTTTGCGAGTGCTGCTGTTGCCTACTGGATGAACACGACTCATCAGAGCGCGGTGAAGACGGAAATGATTTCAAAAGCGGACAAGATCTCATAGGAGGATCTATGCTGGTTATTCCATTTATGGCGGTCATGTTGGTGTTGTCAGGATGTGTCACGCCTCATCAAGAATGGCCGAGCGGGTTATGGACAAAGCTAGCTAAGCCTGAGGAACGATCAGGTTTCGGGACCAATCAATCATTTGCTCGTCTGGAGCGTTGTGAAGGCCCTGCGGAGAAAAAGCCTTGGTACAAATTTTACTTCGAGAGTGATTTCAAGCGGTGTGTTTATCTCTCAAAATCTGAACAAGATGAATGGGTGTCTGCCTCATCTCGTGGCTCGGCCCCTGAAATACTCAGTGCCTTGATTATCGGTGGATCTATTGGAGCTGGTGTTGCGTTTAGTGGTGCTACAAATACTGTAAATGCAGCGGCATCCTCGGCAGCAGCTGCTACATCTGCTTCAACGCCGATTCTCAACATTCGCGGACATTACGGAAGACACTGATGATCCCCGCATTAATGGCCGCAAAACCTCTGATTAAGTACGGCGTGATGGCTGGAATTGTCATCGCTTCTGTTGGCTCAATATGGACCCATGGGTATTTCACAGGTAAGAAAGCGGTGCATGAAGAGTGGGATGCCGCGATAGCAAACGCTTCTGTTCAAGCGGCTCAGGAATCGGTCAAAGCTAACGCGATGGAATCCGAAGTAGTCAAAGCAAATGATGCAGCGGAACGTGTCATTGAGGCAAAGGCTGAACACACTAAAAAAGAGGTAATCCGTCATGCTCGAAAAGATCCCAAGCCTCTCACTGCCGCTACTATTGCTATTTATGATGAGCTTATACGCTTGCCAAATGAGGCCGGTGTCAGTGTGCCCTTCGCCAATCCTAGCGCCGGAACACCTGAGGTATCACGAGGAGGAGTGGCAGCTGAAACCCTTACAGCAATACAAGATGAAAACGGAAACTCCATCACTCTTACCACAGAAGAACTAGCGCAAGCGGCGGTGGATTTTGCCGAAAAGTATGCGCTCATGAAGAACGCCTACAAGGGGCTGTCTGAATGGAATGACGGGCGGGAACGGCTCGAAGTGGGCCGACTTATTAAGGAAGAATAACCATGCCCCCCACCTACCAACAATACAAGACTTTTCTCGGTACTCAAGGAGCACAAGGACAAGGGGAGTCTTTTCCCGCTGTTGATACCGCATTGGGGATCATTAAGACGGCGGCAGTCTCGTTTGACCACCTTACCAACAGCCCCGATTGGGATCGGTTTCTCTCCTATATCCAGGCCATGGTGGAGGAGCAAACAAAGGCGAAAGAGGCTTGGCTTAAGGCATTGACTGAAGCAGTCAAAGACGAAGATATCCGCAATGCCCAAAATGGCTATCATACCGCCAATGGTGCATTGAAAGCGCTGGAGCAGATCGTAGCCTTGCCCCAGAAATTGAAAGACAGCTACGACGACATACGGGAACGACACTCCCAGCGGTTCCAGTCTGACCATAACCAGACTGCGGTGAATCATCTACCATAATAAGATGTGAGGTTTGTATGAGTGAGGAAGAGGTTAAGGTCCAAGACCCTGTTGTTCAGGAGGAAAAGAAGGAAGAAGTCTCCATCTTAGCCGAAGATACCACACCTGCACCAGATGTACAAGAGAAAGTTGCAGATGAGGTAGCGGAAGTTAAGACGATTCCCAAGGAGCGGTTTAACGAGGTCTATGCGCGAGCGAAGCGCGAGGAAGCCGAACGTAAACAGCTTCAGGAGGAATTACGGCGTGAACGTGAAGAACGTATTCGCCTGGAGGAACGCCAGAAGGTCCAAGTTGAACAACAGACACAAAAGGAACTGACCTGGGCTGAGCTGGAGACTCATATTGCCGAGGGTCGGTGTACGCGGGATCAGGCACAGGAATACAAGGAGAAGATGACCGAGCAGCGTCTTGAACGAAAGTTTAAGGAGCGGTATGCGACGGAAACAGCGACGAATCAAATACTCGGTGAAATTCGCCAGTATCAATCCTTGGTGCCGGATTCGATGACCCCCGGTAGCGATAGTCGTCAGAAGTACGAGAAAGAGTATGCCTACATGACTCGTACTCTCGGGATGCCACAGGGCTATGCCACTGAAGTTGCCGCATTACGGGCTGCATTTGGTGACATCGAGACCGTGAAATCCCGTCAGACCTTGAGGGAAAAGCAGGCTGTCATTACCAGCAAGGAACCCTTCCAAGAAACTCATATGTCCTCGACACAAACACAGAAACCAACGAAGTCATGGCGCGAATCACTTCCAGAGAGTGAACAAGAACACTGGAAGAAAATGATCAAGCATAACGTGGTCAAGGATTGGAAAGAAGCGGAAGCCTTGGCCAAGCGTAAACGAACCCTCGTGAAGAGTGCTTAATGCCTACCATCTTATTGAAACAGCAATGGACGAAACAATCGTTTCTTGCCGATCAAGAGGCTGGCGGGAAACCGAAAGGGCGGCTTGCCGGGGGTCATATCTACGACCTGGCAGCGGCCAAAAAGGTCATCACGCTTTGTCCTGATTGTACGCATAAGTTCAATCCGGCCAAGGTGGGCTTCAGAAAGGAAAAGGAATTTCCTTACTGTACCGCAACCTGTGATGGGTGCTCGGTCAAGAATGAACCAAAGTGTTCGGCTTACTTTCACGAAGAGTTATACACAGAAGTTCGCTCTACTCGTGATGAACGTCGAGCATGGGCGAAGAGTAAAGAGAAGCGTTTGAAACAAGGGTATCTCTAACGGTCACACCCCTGGACCAACGAAGCAGGGTTTTGAAAAGGATAGAACATGAAATATTCAGGTAATTTATCGGGGTCGTCCCCGGTTATGAAGAAATACAAGTCGTCGGCTACGACATTGCTTCCTGGCATTGTTGGTCTACGGTCTGCGGCGAACGCATCGGGCCAGGTGTCGATTTCTACCACGACTTCGTTTGGTGATGCACTGGGCATCATTCTGGACAATGGTGAGAAGTTCGGAGCCACTACTGCCTATAGCACCACTCAGGGTGCGGTTGAAGGTGTGGTGACAGTCATCGTGAATCCAGACCAGATCCTTCGAGCCAAAATGGTAACTGGTGCAACGGGTACATCTATCACAGCGGATACCGTTGTAACTGCGGTTACGAACGGCCTTACGGTTGTGGGTGGAACCTCTGTGGCCTCTCCAGACATGGACGAGGGCATTCTGTGGTTTACGTCTGGCGGGAATCTTAACGAGTCTCGCAAGATTACGTCCACGTCTTCTGTCACGGCAACCGTGCTTGTTCCGTTTCCTCGTACCTCTGCGGTGGGAGATACGTACTGCTATGCCGGTCTTAATGTTGGCTTAACTGGCGTTACGCTCACCACAGATTTGAAGAGTGTCCGAACGGATATCGCAATCGCAACCGGAGCATCCGCCACTATTCTAGATTTCGATCTAGCAGGAACTACGGATAGCTTTGTGTACTTGGTCCTGGGTGATCAAGTGTGGACAAATGCCACATGAGTAATTATGCCTACGCTAGATGAATTAGGTTGGTTAGCCGGTATTATTGATGGTGAAGGTACAGTTGGGCTATATCGTGGGAATAAAAATTCCAATACACGATTTATTCCAACTTTGTATATCACTAATACTAACCAAGCTATTGTTGTAAAAATGCAAACGATCCTCGATGAACTCGTAGAGGATGGATCAGTACGTTGTATGCCTGTGAAACAACGTGCTTCCCACCATAAACCAGCTTGGCGTATTGCTGTTACCACACGTCTAGGCTTGTTTAAGGTGCTGGATGCTGTTTTACCCTATTTGTCTGGTAAAGCTCCGCAAGCAGTGCTTGTTAAACGATGGTGCGAAAGGCGACTTCTTAAGGGAATTGGGAAACACCTTAATTCCGAGGATTTTGCTTTAACCGCCCAATTTGACACGATGCGACCTAAATTTAACAAAGGAATAAATTAATGTCAGCAGCAACAAAAGGGCAGTGGTTTGATCTCATCGACCCTGCCGTTACCAAGTTCTTTGAGGACGAATATGAGCAGTTAAAAGACCGCCTTGCTGAAGTCTTCAGCATGCAGTCATCTTCGTTGGCGTTTGAAAAATCGTCATCGGGTGGCGCGTTGCCGAATTTTACTCCCTTCACTGGTACGGTCACGTATCAGAGCATGGCACAAGGTTATGACATCACGACCACGCACGTTCCGTTCTCGAACGGTATCCAGATCGAGCGTGAACTGTATGACGATGATCGTCATGGGGTGTGGACCGGGAAGCCGAAAGCCTTGGCGCGGGCGTATCACCAGACTCGTCAGGAGTATGGAGCACGTCTGTTTAATAATGCGTTCTCTGTGGATAGCTTGTTCTATAGCAACAGTGAAGGTGTGGCGCTGTGTAGCGATAGCCATACCACGAATGCTGAAGGTGTCTCTACTGCCTCTGGGTTCGACAACCTTACCACAGCTTCGTTGAGTGCAACGTCGGTGGAAGCGGCCTACATCCAAATGCGGGATTTCCGCAACGATGTGGGTAAGAAGATCAGCGTCCTTCCCTCGAAGCTGATCGTTCCTGTGGCGCTCTATCCTACGGCGCATGAAATCGTCAAGTCGTTGGGGAAGGTTGATACGGCGAATAACAACGTCAACTTTAGCCACGGCATGTACGAGATTTTTGATTGGGAGTATTTGACCGACAGCAACAACTGGTTTCTGGTCGATGGCAAGACTCAGAAAGATTACTTTATTTGGTATGACCGTGTACCGATTGAGTTCGCCATGGCGGAAGAGTTGGATACGTTGGTGGCCAAGTGGAGAGCCTATGCACGATTCTCCTATATGTATCGTGACTGGAGGGGCATCCTCGGTGCAAGCGTTTCGTAAGCCAAAGGGATTGGGGGCCTCGAAAGGGGCCTCCATGTCCTCTAGCAAATTTAATGGTCACGTTAACTTAAAGTTAAAGGGGCCTGGTATGCCAAAGCGGAAGAAACGAGGCTATTAATGGCCAATCGATATTTTACAACCAACAGTCAGCGGAAACTTAGCGGCTCAGAAGGTGGGCACCAGGGAAAGTCTGGGTCGGTTCCTTCAATGAAGGAAAAACCAGCATTTCCAAGTGCTGGGTTGCCTGGGAAAGCGCAATCTAAAAATCGTGGAGCTGGCGGTTATAAATGCCACATGTACCCCAAGAGCGAAGGGCTTTAATTAGCCGAGAGCAAGGCGAGCTGATTGCCGACTTGGTGCAAGCCATTATCGACCAGGCCACGGGGTTTCCATTGTCCTTTACGATGTTCATCGAAAACGGGACAGCGGATGAATGGATGGTGATATCAGCACCACTTGGGGCTGCGAATATGCGCTCAACGATGCAGCAAGATCTTTATCATTAAATGAAAGCCGATAAGCCCGTCAGGGGTGCGTGATGCAGGCTTGGCTTAATCGTGCCAATTAAGGAGTTTTCTTTATGGGATTTATGACGAAATACGGAACACTTTGGGGGCAGATTCCCCAGACTTCCGGTAAGATTTTTTGGGTGGCGGCCTCCGCTTCGTATTACGTGGAGGGGAATTACTACGTTGCAAGTGATAGTAATGATGGTCTCTCACCTGAGAGAGCCTTTCTGACGGTTGATTACGCAGTAGGGAAATGTACGGCGAACGTGGGAGATACGATTGTTCTCCTGCCAGGTTCCCATACTACGACTACGACCATAACCGTGGATGTTGCCGGGATTACGATTGTGGGCTTAATGGGTGGGGCTCGACATGCAGCCCGTCATATGGCGGCTGGTGGGTCGAAAATGCGCGTATCCGTTACCACGTCAACGGCATCAACAGATGTGTTCACGGTGACTGCGGCAGATGTTGAGATTGCGTATCTACACGTTATTCCTGTTGCTGGTGCGGCGGCTATTAGCATTTCAAACGCAGCAGATCGTGCCTATGTGCATGATTGCACGTTCAACATGACGACTGCGACAAATACCGCAACGTTTGGGATTTCATTCCCTCTCGGAACCGGAACGACCACTGCCAATGACGATTCAATCATTCGGAATTGCTATTGGTATGTTTCTGACAACCAAGGCCCTGCTATTCGTGCTGCCGGAACGCTTATCGGTTGTTCGATTGAATCGAGTACCTTTTACCTTGCCGGTACTACGGCTTGGGATGACGTAATCGAAGTCACGCTTGCTGGTTCCATGGGGAACCATTTCAGGGATTGCGATTTCATTACTCAGGGTTCAGGAACCGTCATGACCGATTGTATCGATGTGACGGGAGCCACAACGGATGGTGGACACCAGGCTTATCGGTGCTACTTCCCGGCTGGTTCAGATGGGTTTGAAGCGAGCGCAACCGCTGATATCTATTGTGCGGAATGCTATCTCGCAACCACAACCAGCGGTGCTGTTACAGGGTCGGCCTAATGCAACACGTCATATCCAAGCATGGTGCGGGGACAATCATTCTCGCGTCGGCGGCTCAGCCTCGGTATTACGAATATACCAATTCTATGGAAGGATTAGTGGTCCCCAAAGGAACACGCTACCTTATGGAACGTGGGTGTTCTGTTGTTGATAACTTCAACAGCGGACTTCGTAAGGCAACAGGGGATTGGGTGTGGTTTTTGGGGGATGATCACGAATTTGCCCCCGATACACTCACGAAGCTCTTGGATCATGACGTAGATGTAGTTGTGCCAATTTCGCCAATAAAGATTGCTCCTTTTACGCCTTGTGTGCTCCATGGTCCACAGGATGGGGAGCGTATTTGGCATCCCAATATGGAACTCTATGAATGGGATGAGTTATCAGGCGATGGCTTGATGGCTCTCCCATTCGGGGATTTCATTGGACAAGCAGGGATGTTGGTGAAGAAGCATGTCCTTGATGCCATTGGAGACCCTTGGTTTAAGTGTGGTCAACTTGATCCAGGTCGCCTCCAAGAAGATATGTACTTTTGTCACGAACTCCAGAAGAAGGGGTTCACGGTTTGGGTTGACCAAAATATCATCTTTGATCACTTTTTCATCATGGGTGTGACTGCCCGTAAACATGAGGGGAAGTATACCCCTGCCATTAAAACAGGCGGGAAGGTGATGATCCTACCTGATTTGAAGGGTATCAAAGATCTCAACACCGGCAAGAAACGGCTGCCCGATATCCATGCTCTCCGATAAAGCTACCATTCATGAGTCAGTTGTATTCGGAGAAAACTGTGTTGTCTGGCAATATGCCACTATATGCGAAGGTGCGGTACTCGGTGATGGTGTTGTTATCGGCTCTAATGCTTGGATTGGCCGTGGGGTTCACCTTGGCAATTATACACGCATACAGCATGGAGCTTTTATTCCTAACAATACTGTGGTTGGCCGGTCGGTATTTGTGGGCCCAAACGTGTCGCTGACAGATGATAAGTACCCCAAAGCCGGGATGCCCTATCGACCAAACCCACCTGTTTTAGAAGACGAATGTTCTGTCGGGGCTGGAGCCGTGATTCTTCCCGGTGTGCGTATAGGCCGGGGAGCCATGATCGGGGCCGGGAGTGTGGTGACTCAGGACATACTATCACTCCATACAGCTATCGGTGTACCTGCGGTTACTAAACCATAATTTAGGAGATAGAGATATGGCGAACGTTATTGTGAAAGAAGATGAAGTGACGATCCCGAAAGAACCGTTGTTACGGTACAACCAGCGAGAGGAATTGAAAGCTGAAGTGGAATCGCTTGATCTCGCGCTTCATCCCATGAACCCCTTTCGCCATAAGAATTCTATCGATGCTCAGGCGGCATCGTCACGCGCACGGAGTTTGAAAAAGCAACTAAACGATAACAGCCCCAAGGAACTTTCAGGCGGGGCCAAAGATAAGATTGCCAAGCGGTGTAAGGAAATCGAGGAAAAGATTGTCAATGGCATGCCAACTCAGGAGGAAATGCGGAAGAATCCTGCCGGGATGGTGGATCGTTGGATTAAGTGGGAGAAGGCGAATAAGAAAGCTGTCCTAGAGTGGAAGAATGCCCAGATCATGCTGGAGCCTGATTCCAGCGATAAGGACCTGGCCAACTTTGAACGTCTACGGCCAGAAGGACAGATGGACCGTTTTCGTGGTGATGCCCAGATAAACGGGCATATGGCGTACGGCGGGATTCCACAGGAAGTCTGGGATCTGATCTTTAAACATGCCCCCAATAGTGCCTTGGCTCAGGCCAAGCAAGTTGAAGCAGAAAAAGTTGATAAACGTACACTACCGAGAACTGAGGAACAGAAGCGCATTCTGACCGAACGACTTGCATCAGCTCGTGCAGCCAAAGGCGGAATGAATGATCCTGTCAGCCCTTCCGAGGGTGAATCAGTTCCGTTTGAAGGAGCTTAAGTTTAATGGCGTATTACACGTTTTTTGAAAATTTTGAAGCCGGGACCTTGGGCGGGTTTGATTCCGAGACGGATACTGGAAGTTTGCTGGATTTCCCACACTACTCTGTGGTCGCCTCCGATCCCAATAGTTTGATGCCGTATCGTGGGGCGTATGTGATGCGGAATCTGCTTGGTGATACGAATGACCATACCCTTACCGAAGGGAGTATTGATATTGCTGATGCGGGAACAGCCTACGTTAAATTCTACATGGGTTTATCTGGTGATTTTCGGTTTACTGCCGACGATGTATTTAATGTGTTTGAATTCCAGCAAGCCGGTGGAACGGTTGAGGGATCAATCGGATTTCGTGTCACAAATTCAACACAGTTGATAGAAATCGGCATTGGCGACGGAACAGCCCCGAGTTCGTATGTGCAATGGCCTGGGCGTAAGAAATGGGTCTGTGTTGAGGCATTGTATACGTGTAGTACGTCAGATGCTGGTGTATTTACGCTCTATCTTGATGGGGCTTCAGTGATTTCCCTAACTTCGTTGGACAACGCAGCTGCCATTGGGCAGGGTGTCCTGGGTTCACAGAATACCCTCTCTACTACACTAGGGGCAATTTATTACGATCATTTCGGGTTCAATACCAGTCGGATGTACCCCTATCGTCAGCGGTTTCCAGAACACGGTATTCATGTTATTCAATCTGGGCATCTATTTGTTGGGCCTGGGCATATTGAAGGAGCCACGCTGGTTTCTATCGCAAACGGTGATGAAACATTTATTTTGTACGATACCGATACAGCGAATATAAACGATACCACCCCGACCGTCGATCTCTCGGCTGTTGCTCAAACTAGTGTGGGCGGTCCTATTTATTTTGAACGTGGGTGCTATGCAGCCGTAGCGGGTACAGATCCGCGTGGCATGGTGTATCTCACACGGTCCAACGAGAAATTGGGCGTGAAGGGACCAATGTTTTATACGGATGCTGGTGTTCGGCTTTATGGAAATATGCGTAAAGCGAGGCCACAAAATGTCTAAGTTTGTTTTTGGCCTTATCCTTTGTATTCTTTTACACACGTCAACCAGCGAAGCTCAGGTTATCTTCGGTGGCGGTGGCGGTGGGGGTGGTGTATCTGGGTGGCCAACGGTCAATGTTGATGACGGTATTACCTGGGCCGCTGCGATTGCAACCGCTGCAAAGATTGGGAATGGAACAGATTGGTGGGCAATTGGCCGTGACCCTACGAATGGGTTGTACATCGTGTGTGTCGTGGCTGGGGTAGAAAACGATTGCAACTATATTCGCAAATTGGCCTCTGGGAAGACATTCGAGGTCCAGAATTCAAGCAGTACCGCTATCTTTACTGTTACTGAGTCTACTGGTGCCTTGACAAATGTAACGCTGAATGGAGAGTCAACAGGTAATACCATTACACTGACAGAAGAAGACTGGTTTGATTTAGTTGCCTGCCAAGAATCAACAGCTTCACACATCTGGAATCTTATTACAGCGACGTATCCAGCGGCTGCGTGTGATACGGGTTCTAACACACAAAAGGGCTATGCTTCGTTTGATGCCACAACGGATGAAGCCATTTATATGGATTGGGTTTTACCAACTGGGTGGACTGGTTCTATTGATATCCATTTTATTTGGAAAGCCGCAGCTACTTCTGGTGCAACTGGGTGGTGTGCCCAGTTGATTCGCGTTGCAGATGCGTCCACCTCAGATCCAGCGTTCCCTGCACAAGCATCAGGAAACTGCGTATCTGATACGGCAAAGGGAACGACACTTCAAGAAAACCACGCCACTATATCAGGCGTAACCTGTACGTCATGTGCGGCTCGAGATCATATCTATGTGCGTATCTCTCGTGATGCCAATGGAGGTGCTGTGACAGATGATATGACAGGTGATGCTCATTTGATGAAAGTTGGCCGAACCTGGAGGGTTGCCCATTGATCGTTCGTTTCGCATTTTTGCTGTTTATTTTAGCATATCCAGTTCAGGCTGAAGTGTATCTCTCACCTGTTGACGGAACGGGGACAGACGCTAATCCATTCAAATCTCGTTGTTTTGGGATACCGGGTGGGCGTGGTGTTGATCTCCGTGCTGATTCGACTCAAGCAACAGGGTATATGCTCTGTGAATCCAACAATCTTCCCGTCAATATGACCGGAGTGGTGGTTATTGGGAGTACCAGAAAAGCAACTTTAACCTCACAAACGAAGAGTGAGCTGTTAGCCGCAACGAGCAAAACCATTGTTGGAACGACGGTTGAGGCAGCGATTAAAGAGCTGGTCATCCCCATATTACCAGCTAATCCTAAGTCTGGTTCATACGATATCTATCTAGGAAAAACACAGGAACCCGTCAAAACTGCCGCCACATGGGAGACCGATGTTCGATACAGGGGCTTCATGATGGCGTCCTATCTTTGGGGGACTGCATTAGGGAAATCGGCATTCTCGTCAAACGATGCGTGGGCAACTGTCCTCTCCACCGAAACATGGAATTGTGCGGACAACGCATCTTTGACGTGTGTACTCACATGGAACTCTATTTCAGGAACAGCATTTGACATCGTATCCAATACCGCAACTGCTGCTGGTTCTGCCACGTCGATCAATTTTGCCGATCATACACTTGCGTCAAACGATAACGAGGCGTGGGCCACGGTGGTCAATGTTACGACGGGCGGCAGCGGGACTAATACGACCTGTAGCGTTTTCACCCGTAACGATGGGTCTGCACAGACATTTTATCGGCAGTTCGTACAAATCAACAATTCTGGTGAACTGAACGCGACGACACTGAGTAAAACAGTGGCGGGTGCATCCACACAGTTAGACACGGATACAACAAATTGGGTGGCCAATGACATCAATTTGGTCTCAGCGAATGGGACCACTATCACCGGGAAGGTGAACGGCGTCGCGCTCAATACCGCGACTGATTCAGCCATTGCCAGCGGAACCTATGCGGGGATTCGGTACTTTTCCGATTCGGCCTCGGGCGGCTGTACATTAGACAATTTTGGCGCACAAGATATTACGGTAGCAAGTGTAACTGGAGTTTTGCGGAGGAGGGTGCCTTGATTCAGGGTATTTTATTTTTACTTCTCATGATGACTTCTCCTGTATGGGCGACGACCTACTATGTGGACCCAACCGGGAGCAATAGCAATAACGGCACGTCAGAGGCTACGCCTTTTCTGACCGTGGCCCATGCCGTTACGACAATGTTGACTGGGGATACGACCTATGTAAAAAATGGGACCTACAACGAAGGCCTTATTCTGTTTAGACGATCAGGAACGCAAGCATCCCCGATCAAGCTCCTAAATTATCCTGGCCATGCTCCAACAATCGTGTTTAACGATCCGGATGCCGGGCATCGAATAGAGATGCGAAATGCAGGGGGCTTTAATCTAGCGATAGGCTGGATCACAGTTGAAGGGTTTGAAATTACGAACGGGCACGATGGCATCAAATGGTACAACTTACATGATGCAACAATCAGAAGGAATTGGATACACGATAACAAATTTATGGGCATGGTTGGTGGTGGGACGAGAATTTTAGTCGATCGTAATATTGTGAACCATAACGGATGGTTTGCTGGATGTGCTGCTGATCCGATACCACCGTATGTGTGCAATCTTCATCATGGTTTGTATTCACATGGTATGGGCTTTGTCGTTACGAATAATCTGTTTTACGGCAATCTCTCTTACGGGATTACCCATAATGGGTCCAGTAGTTCCGCCTATGACCCCACAAAATTTGCAGGCCCAGAATTTTCCGGCGCAGCAAATTGGATCGTGGCCAACAACACCTTTGCCTATAGCAATCAACGCGGCGCGGTCGTCGTCTGGGGTGGCCTTGCTGACAATTCGCGGTATGAAAACAATATCTTTTATGAAAATGCGGTTGAGTACGATACCGCCCAGAACGGGATTGAGTTTTATGGGGCCGGTAGTTCATTAGGCATCACGGTACGTAATAATTTGGCGTATGCTAGTGGTTCTGGCGGCACACAGTTTATTGGGGGCAGTTGTGCGCAGCCATGCTCATTTGTCACACAATCCGGCAATGTTACTACATTGAATCCTGGCTTTGTCGATGGTGGGTCTAATTCGCTCCCGGCTTCTCCAGACTGGCGGCTTGCGTCAAGTTCCAGCCCTGCTATCGGGATGGCCCGTGTTAATGAATTTTCGCACAATGCAACCAACACAGTCGGAGCGTTCGACACAGTTGGAACCCCCATTGCTTCCATTACCGCGAACAAAATTACCTTGACGTTTCCGATGAGTAATGCGGTCCCCATCCAAAATCTCTCAACAGCAGGGGTGACTGTAAATTGCACAGTAAATGTATGCCCAGGAACAGATGTAGTCAGTACTGTCACTCGTCCTAGTGGAACAGATTCACAAGTTGAAATCACCCTTTCTGGTATCACAGGTAATGCGTGTGTGTCACATGCAGATGCAGTGACAATCAGTTACAACAGCGCAACGGGTACGTGGACCGGGAATGATAACATTGGGCCATATCCAGGACTCCATCAAAAGATCTTTTCTTTTACGAATATCCCTGTCACTAACCAGTGTGATGGGGTTGGGCCTACGCCAGAACCAGGTGGGCTGCATATTCACTATAAATTCAACGAAGGAGCAGGCACGACAGCTCAAGATGAAACGGCCAATAACCTAGATTGTACGTTCACGAACGGACCGACATGGGGCACAGGAAAAACTGGGACGGGTATGACCACAGCCACTGGCACGCAACAGCATTGTGCTATTCCCTGGGGAAGCGGGGTCAATCCGACAACACAGAGCATGACTTGGGCAATTGGTGTGTTCGTTCCGGCTGGTACTGAAAACGCGTTACGATTTCCGTTAGGACCCGATATTGGTACGAACCAACGCGGGTATATTTGTGGGAATGGCGGAACATGGAAAATGGTAATCCAAAGCACAAGTTGCACGTCAACACCTGCATCGAATTTGGCTATCACTTCAGGGTGGAATCACCTTGTAGCCCGGTGGAATAGCGGCACCGATACCGTCACTCTGTATAAGGATGGAGTGGCTGGAAATGGCGGCGCGGTTAGAACATATACTTCCTATACATTTTTCACAGATTTACGAATTGGCAGCTTAACAGCGAATAATGCGGTGTCAGATACGTATGATGAATTCTTGTTGTATACCTCGCTTGAAGATCCCGCTGCATTGTTTACTGCGTTCCAAGCATCAACTCCTCCCACTGCGGTGGGGACATTGGCCCAAGTTGCGATCCAGCATCAAGCCGTGTATTTACCAGAAAGTGGTGGCAGCCCCACGAATTTCGGAGCAGTGAATAGTGCAAAATCGGTGGTCCTAAATGGTGCCATTGCGACGGTGTTCCAAGTGCATTGCGAGCCAGGAGCAGCCTGTGATTTGACTGCGTTCAAACTCACCTATAGAAAAAATGGGTCTGCTACGCGAATCCAAGTGCCTAATGCTGAAACAGCCGATGGCATATGGATGTGGGGGGCCAATAGCCCGAATTCACTTCTCAATAGTGGAACCACGACGACACGGCTTACGGGTTCATGTACTGTTACTGACGGCTCTACACAGCTTACTGTAGATCAAGTACCGAGTGTAGAACTTCCTGATGATGGCTGTGTCATGTTGCGCTATATCGTGAATCTTGGCTCCAATTTGTCGCCTGGTGATTATTTCGATCTTGGCTTACAAACTGAAAACGGAGTAGATCTTACTGGTGGATATGATGTTGAAGCCAGAATTACCATCATTGGCTCACAAGCAAGTGCGGGGCCGTAAGATGCGGACGTTTATTGCCCTTCATACTTTTGAATCACCTGAGACACAAAGCGTGTATGTCCAAGATCTGACCTATACAATTCGTAATACTAATAAAATGCTGAATGCGCTGGCTGAAGTGTGGGCGCTCCAAGGGAAAATTGTATTTCTACATGAACAGAATAAAGTCTTGTTGTATGGAAGTGGCCATACCCACCTACAAGAAACCTTAGACGAAACGATTTGGGAAAAGACAAAGAAGGCGTGGAAACTATTATGTCGGTAACACACCCTACGGCAGTACGGAACGGATTTTGTAGCTTTGTACTTGACCAATTGAATGAAGGTACCCCACCTGGAACACTGGTATTTCAAACATCCGGTAATGTCGAAGTAGCGACTTTGACGTTTAGTAACACGGCGTTTGGAAGCCCAGTTGCAGGGGTTGCAACAGCAAATACTATTACCCAGGATGCGAGCGCAACAGGGGGGACTATCGCCAAGGCACGTCTTAAGAATGCAGCCGGGACCGACAAAGTTATTTGCAGTGTGACAGCTACAGGTGGCGGCGGTGACATTGAATTAAACACTGTAACGGCATTAGCAGGGCAAACCGTAGCCGTTACGTCATTAACCTATACGGCTCCAGCGTAATCCCATGGCTGATATAACAGGAACAGGGGTGTTGCTTACGACATCAGCACAGGGAGACGGTATTGGCAAAGTAACGGGTGATGTTGGGCAACCTGCCACCTTACCGAATCTCACGTTTGATCTTACCGAACGCGGTATCCTTTATAAGGAAAGAAGCTAAATGTCATCGACAAGCCAATTAACCACGTTCTCGGATCTGTATACAGATCTTGGAAATAGACTTCGCCTAACCGTATCACATGCGTCAACCTTGGAGCAATTGAAGCGGTATATCAACGTCGCGCTCCACGATATGCACTTAGGGCTGGATTATAAGCTTCCATGGTGTGAGCGGCGTACAGAACTTCGGACGAAAGCTCCCTATTCAACAGGCACGGTCTCAATCTCAGTCGGAAGCACAACGCTGACTGGATCAGGAACGACCTGGAACACAGCAAATAGTTATAATGAAGTCATTACCCGTGACGGTGGAAAAGTGGTGCTCAGTGGTGGATCGGATATTTATACCGTAACCGCTGTGGGAAGTGACACGAGTCTTACCCTTGATAATCGATACGTAGGGAGTGATGCGTTATCTGGAGCTTCGTATACCTACTTTGAGAATGAATATAGTTTGTCCTCCTCGTTCTTGCGGCCAATCGATGTACGGATGTTTAGCCCTGCCTCGAATATTGCCTTAATCTCAAGAGCGGAATTTAGGAGACGGTATACAAAGGTAGCCATACAGGGTCGTCCACAAGTAGCATGTATTATTGATTCAACTACATCATCGACAAATTCAACTCCAGCACGGAAGATCCTCTTTTATCCCTATCCAGATCAAGTCTATATCATTCCTTACGCATTTATTACCGCTACAATTGCTGTGACATCAGCAGGGGCCACGCTTACGAGTATGTCATCGGATGATGACGTTCCCACGATGCCCCTGCATTATCGGCACGCTATTGTCCTTCATGCCTTGGCCCATTGGTACCGTGATAAAAAGGATGACGCTCGTGCTGATGTAGCCAAAGCTGAGTATACGGAAATCATGTCTCGTATTGTGAACGACCATGACATCGCTACACATACGCGAGCACAGATACAACCCTCAATAGGCTCATATGTACGGGCCGCACAGACCCCCTATAGCAGGCGTGGTGGACGGCGTATCTATGACCTCAACGACGATTTTGACAGCTTTCGGCGGTAACGATGCCACACAATTCTAGTCAGTGGGTGACACATAAGTTTGATGGCGGGTGGGCCACGGATTATGGGTCCACATATTATGCTTCGCCGGAAAACGGAACCATTTCTATTCCATGGTTAAAGACATGCGAGAATGTCCGGTTTTATCCCAATGGAAGTGTTGGGAAGTATCCAGGGCTTGCTGAGACGTTGGCTGCACCTATCAAAGCTCCAGCATCATCAGCTGGCCTCGTTGAAAGTTCAATTGTCCAATACCTCTATGACTATGTTCGTATGGGAACTTCATTGGCTGGAACTCGTGTCCATCTTGCGATTGTTGGATCATGGTTATATCGGTTTGCGGGATCAGACATAGCCGAAAAAATCGGGGACCTTACGGCAGTGTCAACGGGTGTGCCACACATGACCACCTTTAATGATCTACTTATTATCGGTGGCAATTCTCCGCCTAAAAGTTGGGATCAAACAGTTTTTCAATCGTTAGCAGGAACTCCACCAGCTTTTAGATTTTCAACCGCCCATAACGGCAGACATTGGGCAGCTGGGATTGCTGCGACTCCATCAAAACTTCACTACAGTGCTGTCGGGAATCCTGAAGATTGGGTCGGTGCTGGGTCCGGTTCAATTGATATTGACCCTGGCGATGGGGATGGTATTGTTGCCCTGTTGTCATGGAAGCGTGAATTATGGGTATTTAAGGGACCACATAGGCTATCGATTCACCGTATCACTGGTTCATCGTCAAGTGATTTTGCGCGTGTTCCGTTTGTGTATGGTATCTCGGCGGCAGGACAAGGCAGTATTTTTCCAGTAGGTGATGACTTTGCGTTTTGGTCTCCTAGGGGGTCATGTCATTCACTACAAGTCACGTCATCTTACGGTGATTATGCACAGTCATACGTCAATTTCCCTATTCTCTCTTGGTGTCAAAACTCAAGTAATCTTCTTCAAGGTGGTGCAAGTGTAGCAACACAGATTATAACTGATCCATCCCAAAACATTTCATATGCTGTATTTAATAATACACTTGCGTACTTGGGACAAATTGCGCCGCCTTTTGTGTTGATGATGGATTGGCGATTTGTAAATGAAACTAATCGCTATCCACGATTTATTCCGTTGACGTGCCATCCAGACATAACGGCTGTTGCACTGATGGAAGATCCGAGTAATACGGGGCTTCTTATCCCAACATTTGGCGACAAAAATGGAAGAATTGTTCGGGAATGGCCGCGTAACAATTTAGAATTTACGGTTGACGGTACCCCATCGACAGCTGGAAACCCATTTGCAAGCAGGATTGAAACCCCTGCTTTAACATACGGACCGTCTGTATATAAGAAAACAATTACTTCCGTGTCCGTTGACCTTGAGCCTACGTATAACGAGGCTAGTGAGGAATACGGAACCCTACAGTTTTCCTACGGTGGTCGTGGGTCGCATGGAGAGACTATTTCGTTTACTCCAAGTCATGGAGTTGGGCTTGGAACCTTTGTGCTAGGAACCGATCAACTTGGGACAGATTATAGTACATTTAATTTTATTGAATCGGTCAACGGAGAGTCACGCGCATTTGTCTACACACTTGTTGCGGATGATTCTGAAGCCGCTGACGCTCGTGTTGACCATTTTGGGGTTCTTTATACCCCAAGTGGAGAAAGTCTGGAGAACGCCTAATGTCTGTTACAGCAACGAAAACATGGGTTGATGACGAGGTACTTACCCATACAGATCTCAACGCACGATTTGTCAATATCGAAACTCAGACCCTTCCAGCGGCAACACAGGCCGAAGTCAATACGATGACTTCCCTTACTGTGGGGTTACATCCAAATCATAACAAGATTGTTCTAGGGACACAACAAGCCTCGACAAGTGGCACGGCAATTACCTTCTCAAGTATCCCATCAGGAGTACGACGAATTAATGTCATGTTCTCTGGCGTGTCAACCAGCGGGACAAGCAATGTGATGATCCAAATAGGTGACGCGGGGGGAGTTGAGGCAACGACCTATCTTGGGTCTGCGGACACAATCACCACAGCCACACCCGCTACCGCAAACTTTACAACTGGGTTTGGGGTAACAGCAACGACCGTAGCCGGAATGATCATTCATGGCCATGCCACACTTGTCTTGATGAATGCGTCAACGAATACGTGGTCATGCGTTTCCCTGGTAGGGCATTCAAACGCTGCTACCTTTTCGATGGGGGCTGGCGTCAAGGCTACATCAGCTGAGCTAGATCGAGTCGTTATTACTACGGTGGGGGGAGCGGATACCTTCGATGCAGGCGCTATCAACATCTCCTACGAGCGTTAAAACTACGATACGCTGGGCATTTCCCCATGAGGGGCCTACAGTCCAGGCTATCTTGTTGGATCAGTCCATCGCGCTCGCCAAGCAAGCAAATTGGTTACTACCGCTAGGTCCATACTGGTTATTAGCCTGTAATCCAGAACCGTTTGGCTGTATCAACGTGAATCCAGGGATGCCCGTAGGTCGATTGGAATGGCTAACGGTGATGAAGCATATCGATAAACGAACCCTGGCCTGTACCGTACGAGACCTTTGTTATGCAGGTATGGCAATACTGAAGCAACAGGGAAGCCAGTTTGTGGCGGGGTATGTAGCCGATCATCAAAATAGTTGGAAACGGGTTATTGAGAAACGCGGCCTTAACCCTGTTGAAGACGGCACACTTTATATGGGGAAACTATAATGGGATCATCGAAAACAGAACAGAAAGAAACACAGCAAAATTCGGGATCGTCGTGGACGACGTTTGATAAGGCGTCTGATACGGAACGAAACATTCTCAATCAATATCGAGGATTAGGTGAGCAACAGCTAGGCTTCCTGAATAATCTCGTGAACGGTGGGACATCCCCCTTTACGCTCAACGCAAATGATCAAGCCCAACTTGACAAATCATACCAATCAGCTTTTGACCGATTTAACCTCGAGGGCAAGGATTACGTTGACTATTTAGCTACCACAAGGGGTCTCAATAAGAGTGACGATCCTGTCTCACAGCAAGCTTTACAACGCTATGGCCTCGGGATGGGGGATCTGTTGAGCCAGAAAGCCAATGCTGGCCTGAATATGGGCCTCCAGGGTACACAAATGCGGTTGATGGGATCACAAGCCTTACCAGCTGGTATGGGGGCGGCATTTTCGCCTATGTATAACGAACGTATGGCATCAGGGACCATGCAACATCAAGGTAGTGGTAGTGGAACCTCCATCCAAACTCATACCCCCTCCTTAATGACCCAAATCGGCCAGGGAATGCAACTTGCCGCTGGAATGGGGAGCATGGTTGGCGGTGCCATGATGGGGATGCCTAGCATGGGTGGAATGGGGATGGGGTCTGGAGCACGAGCTAACCAATCCTTCGGCAACTACGGAACGTGGTTATAAGCTCAACTAATGAGTCACGAACAATCAGAGACAATTCAGCGGCCAGATGGAAAATGGATCAATGTTTATGGAATGGGTTTACCGTTAGCTGGTCAACAACTTCCAGGTTCGGGTGAATTTGATAATGTCAACGATGCCGTTAGTTCGGCTATAGCAAGATCAAAATCTTTTGATCATACGCACAAGGATGATATGCCTGGTTCTCATAAAGATACCTCATTAGCGTTACCCTTCCTTAATGACCCTGCATATACCCCCTTAGATCAGATTGGTGGGGCTGGGATGGGTGGACCTGGGAATGATAGTTCCTATGCGCTTCCTGGTAATATTGAGCAACGAGTCAATACCATCGAGGAGTTGAGCAATCATCGCCGTAACCTTGAAGATCAGCTTATGGCTGTGCATCAGGCGCAACAGGCACACCAAGGCGGGGGCATGTCCCTTGGGGATCTGTGGCAAGGGGTGAAAAATGCTGGGTCTAGTGGCCTCGATGCGCTAGGGCGTGGGGTGAATGCTATTACCCCATCCCAAGATACGATGAATAACGTCGGGATGCGTCTCCAGAATATGGGAGCGGCTTACTCGGGACAGACGCCGCTGTATATGAAGCAGCTGGCCATGCAGCAGGATATGCAACAGAATCAGCAACTTTTTGAACAACGACGGCAAACATTAGCCGCTGACCTTGAACACCGTAAGGAACAGAAACGGCAACATGATATTGGATTGCTCGAACGAGCGATGAGTCACCCCAAGGCACCCGCAGTATTAGAGCAATTATCAGCAGATCCACAATTTTCATTAGCCAAACAAGCTGGAATGCTTAGCAAAAGCCTCAAAGATGCTGATTACGGATCATTACAGGCATACAAGGAGTTTATTCCAGAAGAAGTCCAGCAGCGATTAATGGATGGGTCTCTGCCACACCATGAGCTTACGTCATGGATAGACATGGCTCGGGAAGACGCCAAGCATAACGCTAAGGCAAATGCGAAACAAGCTGTGTTGTCAAGGGCTATATCGAAAAACGCCGATCAACGAACGCCATTTGAACGGTCATTGGTCGAAGAACACGAAGCTTCGCTTGAAACGAAAAAGCTCAAAGACGAGGAAACACGCTCCAAGACAGCGGAGAATTACGCTCAAGCTGCTAAATACAAAAACGAAGCAGAGGGTGACGCGAGCAAAGTTAGCCCAATAGTCGATAGTTTGGCCCACGCTTTCCATGGTGTAGGGTATAAAAAATTACCTGAAGGCGGGCCTGAACAACGTGATGTCATGAATCGATATAGCCAACTTTACGCTCAAGGTCGGAATGCTGTTGACTTGGGTTCTCCTGCTACCGTTGACAAGCGAAGTGATGTCGTTAGCAAACGGGATTTTCTCGAAAAGGGTTCCCTCAATAGACCTCCAGCTGGTATTAGCAAGGGGCAACTTGCCGCTGGTGACTATATCCAAATGAGCGATGCCCAACAGAAGCAATCCAAAGAAATCGAAATGGCGAAGGCAAACCTTACGTCCATGTTCGATTTGATTACTCCTCATATCACGGCGAAGGGGCCTGTTGATGCTGCCGGTCAGTATGCCAAGCTTCAAGCAGGGGCATTATCAGGCATGAACCCCGATGCAGCCACGTATAAAGCTGGTTCTGAGGCGTTTTCGTCTGTTTTCTCTAGGGTATTTGGTGGGGAAGTAGGGGTAATGACAGACCGTGACATTGCCAGGTGGCAGGCCACGTTACCAACGTTTGGCGACACGACTGGCACAATGAAAAAGAAGAAAGAGCTTTTCTTCAAAATCTACGATGAAGCGGTGAGTTCATTTAGACGAAGTGTGGCCGGGGATAGTGTTGACAAGAAAAATATGCAGGGATTATTGAGCCAAGCGGATGCGTTGAAAGGTGATGCGCCGTCGTCTAAGCAGCAGTCTCAACCATCAGTAGGTGGACCATACCAAGATCCAGCGAAGGAAAAACGGTATCAAGAATGGCTGAAGAAACAGGGCAAATAAGCGAAGAAGAAGAGTTTGAGTTTCGTCATCGTATGGAGATGGAACAAGGTCAACAAGCCGTGCCTGCTCCTAGTCCTAAAGCAGCGAAGGCGAATCCAGGCTTCTTCGATGAACACCCCAATGTCAGGACAGCCCTTCAATTAGGGGTACCGTTAGCAGCAGGGCTTGCGACAGTACCGTTTACCGGGGGGATGTCTCTTGCTCCGTTATTAATGTTGGAAGGTGGGGCTGGACTAGCCTCAGAATTGGGGTTACAAGCAGCAGGGGTGAATGAACGAAGTAACACACAATTAGGCTTAGCTGCTTTAGCCCCCGCCGCTGGTCGTGCAGCGTTTGGGTTAATACAAAATGTTCCGCGTTTACTGCCTGGATTCGCATCATCTTTTGGAGCATCTATTGCAGACGATGCCCTTAAACTACCTGAAAAGTTGCTCGGAACGAATGCCAATAGCGTAAAAGCGGCCTACGATACAGTCAAACAAGGTAACACGGCATATCGGATGACTGCATTCCCTGAATTAAAAAAAGCCATTACGAAATTAAGTGCCGATATTAAGAATAATCCACTCGAAACGCTAAGCGCGAAAATCAAAGAATCCGGTTTGGAACCGATGTTTCAGGAAATTGATAACGTGATTGCTGGGGCACCCGCTAAGACAAAGATGGTTGCTCCTACCGCAGCTAGCGGTAAAGCGTTTTCCCTGCCAACAGGATTACCAAAACAAACAGTTCAAGCTGCTCCTGCTAGATTGCCTGGGTTTACATTTGAAGAAGCCAAGTCAATGACAGAGGGTTTTGGTTCTATTATCCGTAATACGACCGATCCCGGTGCGCGCGGGGCGTATCAAAAGCTTTATAAAGCTGCTTTGAGCGATATGGAAAAGGCTCCTATGCCCTCTATTGGGGGTGCTCCTGTCAAGGAATGGCAAGCTGCCCGTCAACTCGCAAAGTATAACTATGCGAATCAAGAGTTAGTGCAAGCGACAGAAATGGCCATGACCACAAAGGATGGAGTGACGATCTTTAACCCCAATAAAGTCGTAGACTGGTTGCATAAAACCGACCATGTTAAATCACGAGTCTCAGCAGAGGATTTTAAGGCTATTGACGCAGAATATCGTCGGCTTGCGAAAATGAAAGGCCATGATTTGAGTAAGCTTATTGCTACGCTTGTAGGCGGATTCACAGGGGGATCTGGAGGCGCTGCCGCTGCATACATCGGCGCTGAACAACTCTCAAAGGGCATGATGACCGAGACAGGCCGGAAGCTCGTCCGCGCTACCGTCAGTGACCCTAGCGAATCCAACTTCAGACGTTTAGGAATGTTACTCGGGACCGGGACCAGGGCTTTAACCACGACAGGACAGGATGAATAATGGACCAGCAATTTTACGAGTATCTGGAAGAGAAGTTCCGAGACATTAAATCGGACTTGAAAAGCGACATTGTTGGTGTCCGGAATCAAATCACCGATATGTCGGATACTCTCAATGACCACATCAAAGAAGACCAAAAGGTATGGAATGAGGTGTTCTTTGTGAAGCGGTTCATCCTCACATCCTGGGCGCTAATCCTGGCGTGGTTAGGGTATAAACAAAGTCACTAAGAGGAGTATCTATGGTAGAGAAACAAATCCAGTTCTCTCGCATGTTAGGGCTTCTCTTCTATTGGATGGCTGAAGAGAATTACGAGTGGGTCATGGGCGATGCGTGGCGTTCCACAGATAAACTGTCCTGTTGCCACTGTGGGAGAGAGCATTCCTATCAAGAATTACTTGTGTATAACAAGAAGAGTAAGACAGTCAAGAGCCGTCATTGCGATAGGATGGCCATAGACATCATTCTGATGAAAGATCGTATTCCTACCTGGACCGGGGAAGCCTACCGAAAGGTGGGGGAAAAGTGGGAGAAACTTGGTGGCAAGTGGGGTGGGCGGTTTGGTGTGCCGGTTGATCTCCAGGCAACCAACGTGGGTTGGGATCCAGGGCATCTTGAGTTGGCCTAATGTGGCTCCTCCTCCTCATCCTTCTAGACCCTCCAACTGGCTTTGATAAACGCTATCTCCTCGATACCCTACCGAGTCAGGAAAAGTGTAACGCCTCGAGACAGATCGTAGAGGATGGGATGAAAGAAGCCTATCCCCTGGATACCAATTATATGATTGTGTGTATCCCGAAGGCTCAGGTTTAGTTCACCAACTCACACTCTCCATCTAAGCCACACGCCCAACACACGCTTCTTTCCTTACTTCTTCTTATCCAGCCTCTTCAACGCCGCACGAAGACTGCGCCATGAAATATTGACCATCGCAGCGCCCTTCGTCCCTTGGTGGTGCACCACACAAATTCCTTGTGGCTCCTCATACCACCACCAGTTCTCATTGATATTGTGCGGCCATAATTTCAAGTGGTCACGGCTCATCACGCCTCCTTACTTCACACACTCGCGCATAGTCTCACTCCAACGACCACCAAGTTCTTCCTGAAGCGCCTTCAGAAAGATTATGGCATCCTTGTACTCATTGGCCTTGCGAGCGCTGTTGTATATGGTATCTGTCATCATTCGCATCGCCTCTTTCATCTTGAGTTCACAGGGCGCCACTTTAGGCTTTGCGGGCTGACAGACTACACCAAGCCGCCCGTCATCCTCTTTGATTGTGCATCCATGCTCTTTCTCGCTGAGGACCCAACTGTCAGCTCCCGCCTCCGCCACACCGACCAGCGTGAAGAATAGCAGTGCCGAAACTATTTTTGCCAAGATTGACATATCTCTCCTTGCCGCCATGAGTAGCGATGAACGTGTCCATCCGGTTCCTGGATCTCGCACCAATGCTCACCCACGCGCCAGTCGTGGTAGGTGTGTATAACCGGTTGCTGACATCCGACAAGCGCGAAGAACATCAATAACACTGGTATTATTGCATGTCCCATGATAATCCATCCCCTCCAAACATACGCGTTGCCGTATGTGCCGTACACGGAAGCATATGTGAGAGAAACGTCGCCTCATCGCGTCGCCCCGTCAGTAACATCCGGTCTGAATACCATCCCATTTGCGCACCCCGATACGCACCTTCAAGGGGTGCCACGGGAATCCAGAGGAGGCCCGTCACGCCGTTGGACGCGACTTTCCAGACGGTGCAATCCACGATCCCGGTTGCGGCGCCCGTCACGGTGTTGAGCGCGGAACATCCGGTCAGAGTGATCCACAGGAAGAACATTAGTATGGTAATCATGCCGTCTCCTTCCGGGTCTCGTTGATAGCGTTCCTCGCTTCGTTGGCAATCAGTTGGAGCGCGGGCTTGCCGTCGCAGACGTGGAAGATACGATCTAGAGTATCCCGCAGCCGCGCCTCCCGTTGCTGAGCCTGCTCTAGTTGTGACAGTAGATCGTTTTCGATTTGCTCATGATGTTTGCAAACCTTATTGAGTGCATCCCGTTCTTTTTTGGCCTGCGTCAACTCTAGATTGACCCTGAGAAATTGCTCTTTGTGGTGCTCGTTGAGGGCTTGGAATTCATCGCGTTCCGCTGCCAGATCTTTTACCCATTGAGGGGGAGATGCCTTCAACGCGGCATTCTCGGCTGACAGTTCTAACGCCTTTTGTATCCATTCATCACTACCACTCATCACATCCTCCCATTAAGGACTTCTACCACGTCCTCGTCGGCAAAATAAGCGTGACCGTATCCACAATGCACCCCATGCCAGACCTTGCAGACGCCATTATCCACTCGCTCGACTTCCATCCATTGGCTGCATTCCGGACATTGTGTGTATGGCATATCACTTTCTCCCAGTAGTGGCACAGGGGCCGGGCTTGATACCGGCTCCGAGTTTTGTTGGACACGTATCTCGGCCTTTACGTGCTATCAGGCGTGTCCTTCCACGCCGCCCTGTGCCGTTATCTCCACCCTTCATCTAGAAAATGGCCTATATGAAATCCACGTATGGGGAGCATAGGCAACAAATAAATTCTCATCTTTATCGAGCACAAACAATACACCCTCCGGTCCTATACGGAAATAATGATTTTCTGGGATAATCTCTTGATTCCCGGAAACCAACTCGACAATCATTGATTCTGTCATCGATACTCCTCGTGCAATATCAGTATATTTAACCCAATCACCCTTGTCATCGTGTACCATACACTCATCTTCTCGGCTATACCTTCTCATTTAACCCACCCTCTCGGACATTCCGTCTGTACATACCATTCATCGAGCCAACGAATCGATAATGACCCGCCTTCCTTTGGCCCCGCATACCGCCGGTTTGCTTCCTTGGCCCATAGGATGATGTAGTTATCATCTCGTAAATACTTCACTATCCCATCAGGTAGCTTGTCATCTGAGTGCTTAAATCGAAAACAATCACCTGCATGGAAGATAGGTATATACGGTTTCTTGAAGTATGTCAAGGTATATTTTGTAATAAAGGCCCAGGACAAGATCACGGCCATTATGAGCAAAAGATGGCCTTTCATTTCGTTTCCAGAAACGCCAAGGTATCTTGGCGCACTTTCGGCCCCCATTGCTGTTCCGCTTGGATCAACAGATGGAAGATGAGGGCTGTGGTCTCGTCCTTGTCGGCAATAACCGCTCCCCGATGAATACGAATCTCTAACCGATCATTGTCATAACGGGAGGCTCGTATTTCCCCCGGTTCGGCAATAGCTTTAAGGTCTGGTTTGGATGCTGGTTTCTTGGGACTCATTTAGTGATCCTTTCAATATCATATAACTTGCAAAACTACCCGTTATGAAACCTATCACAAATGTTCCGATGACGATGATTGTAAGTAAGGCTATGTCGTTAATTTTTTCTTTGGCGTATTTTTCCATTTAGGCCACCACATACACGGTTTCAATGCGCCGTTTTAAGGATTCGTTACCAGCCAGGTCATATGCTGTGACATAGAATGCGGTAGCTGATCTGGACTGTAGGGGAATCGATACGACAAGGGAGGTCGCATCCTTATTGAGTGTGGCCATTGGTGTTCCGATACCATCCCGATAAACCCTGTAACCTGCTACGTCGGTTGCTGGGCTCTGACTCCATCCTAACCGAACCTGTATCCGTACACGCTTGGTCATACAGCCTCCTCTGTTTTGGGGTATTTAACGTTTCGCACTCCCTCGATCATCATAGCGAGCTGTTTATCAAGATGCCCCCATGCCGGATCTATGCGCCAATGACGTGGACCTATACTGACATCCCAAAAGTCCAGGCTAGACTCAACAAGCTGGTGCCCTTGCTTTTCTAGCGCTTCAATTTCTGGTAGCTCAAACCATTCTGGATCATCGATTAAAATTGCCAACGGCTTAGCGTTTTTCCTCATGTTTTTCTACACACCTCCATGTAACAGTCACTAGATCCTGTGTCAGCCAGTTCGCCGTAATGATACCTTGTTGCACACACTCTTCTGGGGTCTCATAAGCATCACCATCAATCAACAGCTTTTCGCCGTCTGTGGCCATTGAGAGGATGAGATAAAGAACCCATTTCATTATGGTTTGCCTGCGTAATTTAACGTCCTTGTCATTTCTACGTGTGCAATAAACTGCTCGATATCCTTTTTTACAAAGTACAAATGTTCATACGGAATTGTAACCTGCCCTTCTCGATAACGAATAGTCACCGCATTATCAAAGTCAGATGAAACCCGTACAGTGTATTCATTTGAGTTGGGCATTCATCCTCCTTTCCTTCTCACAATACCAACAATGCTCTAGGCACTTACGTTGTTGATGGGCTTGCCATGCGCTGGAACATCCCAGTAATCGACGGGTTGCAAGCTTCGCTAATTTCATCGCGTCTTTAGTCATGGTTGGATAACTCATAGATACCCCTTATACTTATCAGGACGTGGATCGATCACAATCGCAATTTGCCCCATCTGTTGGAGGCTCAATTGCGTAAAGTTCTGGTACGCGGTGCATTCTGTGATGTCTTCTGGTACTTGTTTTCCTAATTCCCCACACCGTATCGTTCGTGTGTTTCTCGATGCCCTTCGGATAATCGTGGCCCACTGGCACGATCCGCAGATACCCTTCCCATCCGTCCAGTGTTCGAGTTTGGTACCTGTAAACTTCTTTGCTTCCCGATCTAAAATATCGATTTGTTCATAATCTAGACGAGCTGGCTTTTCTTTTTCCATGCCACCTCCTTTTGATCCATCGCCAACTGTTCTCTACCACAAGCCATAGACCACTCATGACAAGGATGACAATAACAAACAACACAAACATACTGAAATAGACACTCAAGACAGCCACGCCTAATGCTCCAAATATAATAAGGACTATAAATGCGATGCCATTTAATATGGTGTTTAGCATGTCACCGCTACCTTTCCTCGTGGAAGCAGGTTTGGGCCACTTCTAAACCAGGTTCCACAGTCTTGGCACTGGTATCGTTGGTACTTACTGGCAGGCGCAATGGCGTAACCTCTTCGTTGCCATTTTCCAGATCCACAATGCGGACAGCAGATAAGTCCTTCATGAGCTGAATATGATACGTGCGTTTTGATCCAGGGACGAAGACGATAATATAGCTTTTCAAGTATGGTGACATCATGCTTATTGTATGCCTCCATTTCCGCCCAGGCTTTGGGATCATTGTTCATACAATCCAGCCACATTTCATGACCCCTGTGTTTGACCTTCTCGCCTAGTCCGAGAAATTGCACAATGTAATCGAGCTTGTTACTTGTGAACCTGAATTGTGACCGCGCTACCTTGATGAGGTCAATCTGCTTATATGGTGCCGGTTGTGCCATGTCATGGAGTATGAATTCTTTATTCAATGTGGGGATGTCAAAGGACTTCCCGTTATAATGTATGACAGCATCCGCCTCATCGAGTAGCTTATGGACAGCCCGTAGCATATCCTTTCGATACCGCCCGCTTTTCCCGTGTGAACGTCGCCACATGATCTCGTCATCACCGAGCCACTTCGCCGCCCAACAGAGCACGTAAGAGGATTCGAGGAGTTGGTTAATCGCAATCGTTTGGTCGTAGATACCCCAGACGGTCGCTATGTTGGGCGCGGTTTCAAGGTCCAAAAGAAGAATTCTCACTTGGCATCCTTATTACAGGGTGTCAGGATCGTCTTGGATTCAACAGGTGGAACATATTTTTCACACAGGTTTAGATGTTCCATCAACTGCGTTACCCGATTTTCAAGGATTTTGACACGATCCTTTAGTCTCTCCCAATACCCATACTTTTGGTTAATACCAAGTTCTCCTTCAAGCTCAGTCAGTCTTTTACCTAGATAGTCAAGCCTTTCATCGACATGCTGCCGTACCCACTTTTCCGTTACAAACATCAATGACCTCCACTGTTACAGATGATAATAACCAACAACGTCGAGACGGTATATAAGACCCATCCCCACCAGCTGGCCAGTTTATAGGCTGCGAATTGGCCAGTGAGAATAGACGCAATGACAACAAGCCACATAATCGTCATGATATCCGCTCCACTTTGAATGGGTTGAAGGAGACGGTATAGTTGCCGTTACAACACAGCGTTGCTATGTGGTCGTCCTTTGCTAGTCCAGGTACATCACAGTAGACTTTACCATCTTTCACGTACAGCTTATTCGTGACATCCTCTACTGGCGGATCACAGAATTCGTAATCAGCTTGAGGTACAGTGAATGAATGATGTCTATCATGGGCAACATAACACACATTATCGGAGTGCGTAATCTGTAACTTCCTCCCCTTTCTATCCCCCACACGAACAATCCACCTGCCAACTATTGGTTTCTTTTCCATTTCAGACTTAACATCCCAACTTGAACTACTCATAATTTTGTCACCTCCCCTTTATCGTTGACCATTTTAAAAGACCCAGGAAACGGGATCATTCTCCCCCCTATCAACCGTGGCCTCTCTGCCACCGTCCGTATACGGGGATACACAGACTCCCAGCTTGTGGCATCGACAGAATACCACTGAGAGTCATGTGCACCCCATACGAAGTGCGCTTCTGGCACTTCTTCTGACATCTCTACTAAGGTGATATTGTAAAGATCAGCCCCTCCTCCTTGTAGGGGAAAGTTTCGTACATCGTTATAGGGAAACTTAACCATGCTATCAGCCCAATAGATTACCCGTCGTCCGCCACCCCAGCTACGAGCGATACGGGTTTTGTAACCTTCCTCTTCGATCTTTTTGAACCATGTCCTTAGTTCGGGGTCACTATTTAGAAGTTTTTGGGCCGCTACTTTGGCAATCGACTGTGAAATGCCCATACGGATAGCTTTTTGCTGCGCGTTGTAAGCTTTTTCCGAATGGTCATAATTTAATTCGTAGCGCGTCGTCTTAGAGAAGACCCTTCGAGGATCATCTTTGCCACCCCAATTGTGGGCGTGACGCCATCCGGCATCAACGGATGAAGAATGAGGGTCTTTGGCATCTCGTGGTTTTTCCCATCCGTAAAGATCGCAGACGAAAGTGGTGTGGATGTCCTCTCCGTTGGTAAAAGCTTTTTCAAGGACTCTAGAGCCTGATTCACCCCACTGGATTCGTGGCTCTTGCGCGTCCCAGTCCCACCCAATCCAGACTTGCCCTGTGTCAGGCATGATAATATCTCGGAGATCAGGTGGGAGAGTTGCAAGAGCTGGCTTTGTAATCGAGTGTCGGCCTCCAGCTTGCGTATGGAAATTGATTTGCGGATAGATTCTTCTAACACCTGATAGTTTTCGTAAATAGCTCGATACGATTTTTTCATTTTTCGCATACATCGTCCTCAATTCAAGTAAAGGGTGGGCGCCTAATGCAACTCGTCTACAAACGTAGTCAATTGAGAATCCCCCTTCTTTCTCTTCTTCGGCGTCGAAGGGGAGGTACTTCGCTCGATACTGGGCCAACAAATCTTTATCCATTCCTCGTAACTTACATGATTCGCCATTAAGTAGATATGCGGTAAGTGCTGAAACAGAACCCACATTAATGGGGAATCCGCAGTAGGCCCCAGCGAGGATTGTAGCTTCTCGTGATTTTTGTTCGTATTCTGGAATAGCAGATGCAACGCGCTCTTGGTTGATTCTGATCCCTGCTGCTTCCGTGTTGAGGATGATGGGGATAAGTTTTTTGTTTTGTTCCTCGTATTTCCTTTTGCAACCTTTGTCATGGTCTAGCTCCTTTTTAAGGTCTTCCCATATCCATACCAGATCGATCAAATCGCCCCAGTGATATAGCAGCATGTTCTCTTTGGAGAGGTGTTTTAGCTTGGGGTAACGGCCATAGATTGAGCACACAAATTCATAGTCATGATCCATGTCAGGCCATAGGACAGCGTGGGCCTGCATGGGGTCTTCAAACTTGACGGGAATGGTCCCTAGGTTATGCTCGATAATTGGAAGGTCGGCCTTGGCATTCCAGAAGGCGACAGAGACTTTCTGGCAAATCTGCCGCCAATACTTCATGAATATGGCACGTTCGACCTTCGTGGACTGCCCTCGAACCCATTCCAGCTGGCAACCCTTCACGGTATCCCCTGATTTCCAGGCTATACCGATATGGGTCATCAGCTTATTTTCTGGGTTATACTCGGTGTCGCAGACAATTTCTGGTTGTTCAAGGGCTTCCTTTAGTACCGCTTCAAACTGAGCTCGAGTTTCCGGTTTGGCGATATACTGAGCAGGGATTTGTTGCGGCCAAGTTCTATCCACCAACCGCTTGAGTCGTTTGAAATCAAAACGGCTGTTGAACCTGGCGAAAGGGTCTCCGAAAAGATCTCCCATGGCAAGGGTTCCGTAGATTTTAATATTACTTTGTGTTTTGATTCCCCCGACAAACCCGCGCCAGTCTTGGATTGATTGGCCTTTTCCTTGTGTGGCATCCCAAACTTCTTGACCTTGGGCAACAATAACCTTTGTTCCGCTCTCGAACACAAGGTGTTGAGTTGTGCAGTGCTGTAGAGCTTGTTCATACTCTTTTTTGTTCGCAATGGTTTTTTGCCCATTCTTATTCCTTTTGTAGAGACCTGGATAATGGCACTTGATGAGATTATAAAAGGATGTAGTCTCCCGATTCAACCCTGCCAACGGTAGGTAGGTATTCGTTAACAACCATCCCGCCGATCCAATCATGGGTTTTGGCGTGGTATTCTCATAGAGAGGCTGCCCCTTCCCCAGGTACCCCACAATCTGACGACCCTTGACATCATCCATAGAAGGTAGGAGCGTGAGGATTGCCACATCTGACGCTTTCACGTCATCTGGACAAAACCCCACGCCTTTGTGCTCGTATACGCATCCAGCACATGAGGAAGGTTTAGGCAGCATTAGACTGCAGACACTCCCCTACAAAAATTCACCTTCTCTGTCTTCCCCTCTGGTAAAAATCCCTCAATTTTATACTTCAATCGCGTAACCTTTGCCTGTTCAAAGATGTCCGCTAACGGCTCACCCTTCATTCCCAGTGCAATCTGCATCGTATCCATAGCCAGAAATGCCGCCTTATCTTTCCCCTTCTCGGACAGCACACGCTTAGGACAGAATTTAAGCCAGATCGTTTTCTTCTTGTCCAACTCGGGACAATCGTAAAGAGTAACCCCTACATTATAAACGGGTGCATCACCGTACCCATCTGGAAACTCTGGGTTTTTCTCCTTTTTCACCCAGGATAGAACTGTCCCTTCGTAGGTACCTGGCTCGACATATCGCGCTTCTTTTTCTGCCTTAACCCGAGCATCGCTATCCTCGGCTGCTACACGATCGACTTCTTCTAATACGCTCATGGTTCCTCCTCTATCCTTGTAAGATTTTCTTCAACTCACTCCACACAGCCGGTATGCGAACCGGCAATTTCTCTGCCTTCTCTGGTGCGACTCGTAATCCAACGCCTTTCACCTTCGCATCCTGTCTCAATTGCCAATATGCCTTACCTCCATCAACATACTGGTAGATAATGTTCGTTTCACCCATGGCCGTTCGTTGGAACTTCCCTGCATATTCCGGCCATATTGACTGACGTGCGGCCTCTTTGGTCCCCTGCACAGCTAACTGATCGTCCTGCTCTTTGGCAGACCAAACAATCCATACAACCCACGGCACTTTGGAATAATACCCCTGAGAAAACCACGCAAGAAATTCATCCTTAATCCATGGCCATCCCCGCCGACCTTCCCACTCACCATCTCCACTCGAAGATGCAAACTTCTGTTTCGCCGCGTAGTAACACACATCGAAGGCTTTATGAACACCATCAAAAACGATGGTTTCAAACTGACCCATTTCCCCTTCCAGTAACAAACGTGTCTTAAGGCGTACCTTTTGCCACATCTTAACCCAATCGACATTGGTATTGCTGTAATCTGGAGCATTAAAGACATATCCTTTGAGGGTATCTGTCGGCTCAAATAAATCCGTATGCTTCTCTCCAGGCATCCCGATAATAAGCTCGGGTTTATCGAAAGTTAGGGCTACCGATGTCTTCCATTCACCGGGAGCACCCATAATTTGGAGCCGAGTAGCCCCCCGTTTCTTGTGCCCCGGCTGCATAATCTGGCCAATATCGTCATCGCTGGCTGACATATTCACCCTCTTCCACGTTGGTTGTTACCTCTTTCGATACTTGGCCATCGGTGATGCCGTACTGGTTTTCGAGTGTTTCAATCCAGTTAGCGATGTCGCTGCGTGATTTGTTTTGCCAGTAATGCCTGTGTGATATTTCACTTGCAATGTCGAGACGTGGTAATTGTAATTCATGGCTCATGCGCGTTGTCCACGGCCACTCTTTACGACAAACATTTCCACCACTCCAAACATCACGGTACCCAATCGCCCACAACGCCGCCCCTATCGCACATCCGCAATCCTTATAAAGAAATACATGCTTATCATCCTTCACAAACGGCATCCCCAATCGCATTGCTTCTGAAAGTCTCATGTTGCCTCCTTTTTGATTTGGATGTAATCCAACTTCATCATCTCCTCATCCAGCGCATAATCCAGACACGCTTTGGCATACTTACATTCCCCAAAATCATTCGCATGCGGAAACGTCTTCCCCGGTACCAGCAACGGACTTTGGATGGTCAATACGTGGTCCATATAAGGGGTAATCAAATTCGCATTATGGAGCCATACCGACTGTTCCGCCGTCCGCACTGGTACCTTCCTCGTGACAACCATCGGCTTGCCGATTCGTTGGTAGAGCTTAGGTTTGGGGATGACTAGTATAATACCAAAGCAATCTGTCTGTGTCATCGTAGTATAAGTCAACCGCTGTTCGCCTGTAAAGTGTTTGTTGAATTCTTTATCGAGGTACTTTCCATCCTTACCAAGATCGAACTCCCCAAATTTACACTTGTAATCAAACACAATCTGGCGCCCATCAGCTTGCTTGACTCGGACATCTAGGCGAGCGTTCCCGGCTTGTGGAAATACTTCTTCAGCTGAGAGGATAGCGTAAGGTTTCAGGGGGTTTTCTTTCCATAACAAAGATACCATCCCTGTTAACATACTGCAAATATCATCCGCTGACGGCTTGCCATATAACGTATGTACGGTTCGCCCAGCTTCTAGTTGCTTACCTAAATCAGCATCCCATGTTCCATGAGCAATGTTACACAACACCTCGAGGTTTATTTCTTGCCCCGCCATTAACGCCAGGTTCCATTCCTCCATCGCCTTACCAACGGCATTCCCACCCATGGCACATAGTTCAGGGTAACTAATGACACGCGGCACCCAGCCGTTTTTACGCAGCCAGAATGCGCGGTTACAAAAGCCGAAATCTTCTCGGCTACTGGGGCTATACATCTTTCGCCTCACATGCCTGCTCTGCTAACTTTGCATATCCAGCGATATCGTGCCAATGATCCTTACAGTTGGGGTCTCCGGCAATGATACGACCAATTTTATGAAAGATCATGTCAAGAGTTTCCGCGTGTTCATTTTTCAATGGAAGCCGATCATGTTCTTGCATCAGATAGGCAACCACACCTTTAAGTGTCTGTGTACATTCTGCATGTAGTCTAAAATCCCCATGCGTCTTCTTACGCTCATCCAATGTTGTTTGGATATCCATTCACACCTCCCTAACAATGTCTCGATGGTGTATTATAGCATAAAAACGAAAAATATGCTATAATGCGGCATGGAGGTGCTATGGATTATTTAACCCTATCTGAGTATGCAAATCTCCCCGCAGAAGATGAGGCTTATCTAATTGATGAGTTCTTGCCCTATCGTGGCCGGATTCTTCTGCTCGGTCCCCAAAAAGTTGGTAAATCATTCCTGGCCCTCCAAATTGGCTTGGCAATTGCGAAAGGTGAGCCGTTCATGGGTCGGCCTGCTCGCGCTGCGAAAGTCCTGTATCTTCAATATGATACCCCGCATAACATCTGGAGAAAACGCCTCCATGACATCATGCGAGCTGGAATAGAATTTCCCGATAATTTCTATATGGTTAACGTCAAAAACCCCGCGCATAAAACAAAGCTCGATGTGCTCAAGAATGTCGAAGACGTGATGTACCTCCAGCAAGTCTTAGAAGATGTCCAACCCAACCTTGTGATTGTCGATACCCTCCGTAAGATATACAACGGTGATGAGAATTCTAGCAACGTCGGTAAGGAGCTATTTGACACCTTAAATGACGTGTTTAAGGATCAATGTGTGATCTTTATTCACCATACCCACAAACTTAGCCCCCCACCTGGCCAAAAGATTCAGACTCGCATTACTCCCGGGGATGCAGGCCGGGGAACATCATTCTTTGCTGGTGAAGTTGATGCGATCTATATGCTCTATGGAGGGCGGTTCTCGTCGGAATGCCGGTTTGACGAGTCATTTGATCTACGTTGTGACTTCGATAAGATTACCAAGCAGTTCTCATTTCCTGAACTAGCGACACTTCCCAAGATGGAAGCCTCGATCCGCCGTATCTGGAATGGCACATCATGGTCCTCGTGGGCTGATTTCCATCGGCATATCTCCCATACTATCGTGGATGTTCCGTCACACCTAATGAATCGGCTTGAAGCAGAGCTATGGCAGCCCTCCTGATACGCTTACGAGCTTCAGTGAGAAGGATTTGAATGTTTGTTTTCCCTGATGGACGGCGTTGTTGCATTTCTTTATTGGTAAGGCCATCAAGCCACATTTCAAGATAAATTCTTTGTGTCTTTGTTAATCGTTTTGTTAGTAAGTCAAAATGTGTGGCTAAAAAAGAAATATCAGAATCCTTTTTCACACCATAAACAAACTCATTATCATCAAACGGCACCCATTGCATGTTCCTTGTCACGCTATACCGATTCGGATTGGCATAGCACTTGAGCATATCATAAAATACAGTAATTGGTTTTCCAGTAAAATCGATGTTATGCCGCCCTTCCAGTAGTACAGTAAACGTAGTATGTAGCACATCTTTTGCATATTCTTCGTTACTGTAACAAACTTTCCTGGCATAATTCGATAACCGTTCGTAATTCTCCTCAATAAACTCATGACATAGCCTGGTATAGACCTCACGATTTTGTCCGTTTGGCATCAGGTCGGGTGATTTGGCGATACTCCTCTTTGGCATCTTCGTATAGCTCCTTGTTCACGAAATGGATAAAGCCGTACACGTCATGACCTTGCTGGCCGATGTTTTCTAATAACCTCTCAATAGCGGGGAACCGAATTGGTTCATGGTTCGTCTTCATGATACTTTAGCTTTAACCGCTCCTCTCTCACGGTTGATAATAACTCCCCAACACTTGGTAACTCATACCCACACCACGGGCAGAATTTTACACTACCTTCATGAGAAGGAAGGCCCCATGTTTCATACATGACCAAACTTCGTTCCCCACTCGGACAGCATAATGCTTTCACGGCAATGTGCCACCATCGTATGTCCGGATCATTGGTAAACCACTCACGATATGACATAATCATACGGTTTCTCCTTCTGTAACATCCGGTTTCGCTCAAACACGGGATCAGCCATGTAGCCACAATTCACACATCGCTTGCATACGGTCGGTTGACCAAACGTCAACATATAATCTTTCACCAATAATCCAGCACATTTTGGGCAGTTCATTTTGTATCCTCCTCCTCAATAGTAAAAAATTTGCTATAATTTTGTACAACACAACCAAATTGCGCTGACGATTCTCGTAATGTACAATCGCCAGTATGCGCTCTTATATAATATATAATTGCCTTAACAGCATCATCATACGTTAACGAATAAGTCTTTGTTGCCATCATATAACCCTCCCCTCTCCCGCCTTCTTCAGGCGTCTATAAAAGGTCCCATATTTGATGTCAAACGTTGTCTCAAAGTGGCGCCGTATGGCTTCCATACTCAAACCGTCCTCACGCATCCTCGTGACAAGCTTCGAGAACACCAACAGCTCGGCCTGCTTATAATGCACCCCTGGCTGGAGCTGCGATTCCACTTGTTCGGCCCATAGGGTGTTGCCGGTCATGTTGTGCCTATAGATCGCCTGCAAGCGCGGCTATAATAAGCCGAATAACTACAATTGCGATAGTCGCCACCAAAAAGAAAGCAAAACCGTAATAAACAAACCCCCATGGTAAATCAACGACTGTATGATTGCAAATATTATGATAGGTTGTATGCCCCCAGTGTGTCACAGATTTGATACACTCTGCTGCATTAAAGTTCATAGTGACTTCAGCTTGCTCGGTCATGTTCATCCTCCAGGTCATAATGGGAGTACTAATCCATAATTGTCGGCAAATTTAGCCATGTTTACCTTGAAAGCCTCTATAAAATTAACTGCTTCACGCAAACGAAAAAAGGCATCGTCATGACATGCTTGAAGTTCTTGGTAAAAAGTAAAATCTAGGGGAAGCTTTATACATGATATAATATCCCCAAAAGTCTCTAAACCGTTATCAAATGTAGGTTGATACAATTCGTCGGGAATCAACCATCCAATTGCACAACGTCTGTCATCTTCACCTCGATACACGCAGGATTTTGAATTTGTGAAGCCCATAGATTTCACTGACGGTCCCCCCTGCTCGATGATCTTCCTATAGACATAATCAAACGTCTCTTGTTGTGTCATCATCCTCCTCCTTCATATACCTCTCAATCCACTCTACCCAGGCTTCGTCAGCGTTCTCGATGGTGCCGTGTTCCTGTTCGTATTGGATGAAGAATTCTTTGGCACTCAGCATGTTCATCTCCTTTAGAGTAAGGATTTCACCACCTGAATTAACTCTAATTCTCGCCCTAAAGCTATACGTTCATCGACAGTCAAATCTTTATAAAACTCGTCTTGTTTCAAGTCATGCCTTACTTCTAGTTCTAAACGTTCTATGATTTTCCGTTGTTCACCCCAATCTATTTTATCCATAGCGACACCTCACATCGGTTGATAGGTACAAACCCCCATGCTGCAACAGACTGAGTAGACAACCGGCAACCCATTCGGCCCAATGATCTGCACGATGGTACAAGTGATTAGCAAGTTTTGTAGCCATTTCATGATGTCCTCCTATTTCACAAATTGCGAAATGATGTAGTATACAATCGGAACCGCAAGCAAACCCAAAACCAACCAGGCTAATGCAAGGCTTAAAAGAAGGGGCATTACTTTCTTTACGTGTTGACGTTTAATACGCTCAAAAGTGGCATCATCCATGGTGTCCTCCTTAGAAACAACCGTAAATTGTCTTAAGCCCCCAACCTATGATAATTCCCATGATAAGCATGGAAACGGAATCAACTATATACATACTGTATTCTTTCATTTTATTCCCCCAATAGTAACCAAACAATGCTTGCTGCCAGCAACGTAAACGAGAACACCAGCGCGAGCATGTCTGAATTGTGAACGTTCATGTGGACAGGATGTTGGTTTAGCTCACGCATCTTCTCACTGCGTTGGACATAATCTCTGGTGAGATTGAGATAGACTTTCATGATGCCAGTTTCCTTTCTTTTGCTTGGATGGTTTCCGCCGACACCTCATCGATCATGACTCGTTCGGCCCACGCCTTGACATAATTCGGCACATCATTCTGACAAGTAGCATCATACTCTCCATTCGGCCTCTGTTCAACGCCCACTTCCAGTATAATTTTCCGTAAGACACTCATGGGCCTCTCCTTGGCTTCTTCGTAGGTAAGGGTGAACTCATCGATTGCCGCCGCCTTGAACCATTTCTTCACAAGTCGATCCTGCATCCCTAACCGCGGATCAAAACAAAATGCCTCGGCATCGTTCAAGTCACCATCACGGTCATAGGACAGATCCACCTCTAATTCCACTTCAATCGTTCTCATCGGACCTCCTCGACTTTTTGGTACGCCACTAGTTTATGCTTATACTCTGTAAACCAGGTATTTGCATGTTGCAGCTGATCTAATCCACTTCTCCTAGAATATACCGCATTTACAATCCTAGACTCACCATCCGGCCCAACACGCCACACCACCCATATCTTATCCATGTGTCACCTCTGTTTGCTGCTTCATTTTCAATGCTTCCTCAATGTGGTTCCAGACTTGCAACGTCCCTCGATATTCCCCCACCAGAACCCCTATCTTATAGAGGCCATATTCCCAGGTATCCGCCATGCCATTGATCATCATATATGCCGCGAGTTCGCGTGAGAGCTTGAATTGCATCTCATCATCTGTTGTATGGACTAACACTTTAAATTGGACTAAGATCCGTTCGGCATCCTCTTGGAATACCCGCTTGGCCCACTCGTCCAAACAATCCGACATATACGTCCTTTCGTTTCGTTCTCGATGGTACTGCAAGGGGAGCCTGCCTGATTACAGGCCCCCTTCCCTTTTATTGGAGAATATACTCCATCTTTTCCTGCTTTAATGTTCCCATCTCGGTCATCATGCTTAGCATTTGACCGGCAATCTTCCTGTCAAGATGCTCCATTCCCTTGTTCTTGAGTTCCTGAAGGATGCGAGCAAAATGGAGCCGCTTCCCCGGCTTGGCCTGTAAAATGTTCACCACCTCCTCTGCAATAGTCGGTTCAGGGGCATTATCCGGTTTAGCCCCTGGCTGTCGTAATAGGACATCCTCACGACCCTTCACCAGCTGATAGAATTCATCAATCGGTATCCAATAGGTGTGCTTTGAACCTTCCGTCTTGGCCCCGATTGCAAACAAGGGTGGATCAAGCTTCACACAAATCAACTTGCCTGTTTCCCTATCAATCACTGGTGATTTCCGTACAAATGTGTGTGTCAATGTTCGTGGCATCTTACCTTCTCCTTTGATTAGTAAATAGTGTGTAATGGCCCTATCTATGATTGTTTAATGGCCCTACTTAAATCGGTATCCTACCTGGATTCCTACTAGGTCCAATCCTGCATTGGTCGGATCAACCCCCTTTCCATTGCTCATGTGTGTGTATTCCAATGATACCACAGTTCTCTGATAGGTCAACATTAATGCTACTCCAGCCTCGAATTTTGTGATCTGCCTCCCCTGGTAGGGGTGTTGTGTATTACTATAGGACAGGCCCATTTGAGGCTGTAGAGTGAACTCCATGTTCTCCTTAATGGGCCATGTAAAGCCATAATGGACACCTCCTGCTACCCATGGCTCGGCGCCCGCCTTCAGGTGTAACCCTAGCCGGTCTTTGCATGTCTGAACTTGCCCCATCAACGGATGTACCTGTGCTGAGTCATGCCATGATGTTTGTATGGCTGTCACGTAACCGAGTAATATGATGGGGGCAAGGCAGAGCATTATCGACTCCATGTGGATATATCTGTTATATCAAACCCAAACTCTTCAAAAGTTGTAAAAGGGGCGTACTCTGCAATTCGTCCGTTTATCCTATCTATTGCTGCGTAAAAGTCACCCCAATCATTCCCATCCTTCACGGTGGCCATTGCAATGCCTGGGTGTAGCCCACCCTTTTTTGTTACATAAAGTCGTGAACTTCTTTGTACATGTGCGTTTCCATATACCATAATAAACCAATCCCGACGATTCATCTTATTCCCCCTTGCTCAACACAACAGGTCGGTCACTAATCACGTCCAGCTGATCCACAATCGCGAATCCAGCATAGATACATAGCCATGTGATGATAGTTGCTGCGATGATGATAGTCAATAAGAGTTGCATATCAGCGGCCCTCCTTCACTAAGGCAAGAATGGTGTCCAACTTCTCGTTAATACTCTCGAAAATACTGAGTGGGGTATGGTTGTTTTCACTCGCTGGTGATTCGCAGAGTTCATAATCTAATTTAGAAAGATGGACAAACGGTCCCGTAGAGGCCCTAGTCCATGCTGCGTAAAATGTTTCATAGGTATCTGCTCGCGCTGCAAGTTTCCATTTTCTCGTGTCGGTCTTATCCTTACTTTGCACCCATTTGTTATCCATGATGTCTCCTTTCGTTTATTTTTTACCCATGAATAAGAACCATTGCTGTTTATTAGCACTCAAGGCGCCCACAGTGATCATCCTGGCTTGAATATCGGCATAGAGAATCCCGGTGACCGTGGCCGTGCCGTGTTCACAGGGTTGCCCAGTTGTCAGTGTCACGCCTCCGTTATAGGTAGCTGTGAAATTCGCAACTGATCCGGTTGCGGTCGCTTTGCCGCTGAATCCGCAACCGTCCGCACTCCGCCCAGTTACTGTCCCGTTTGCGGCTAGTATCAATTCCATCTCTTGTGTTGGAACAGCAATCAACCCTGTATACCGTCCTGCTACCGTCGCCATATTAAACGCTGTCTTTGATCTCGAATCATACACAAAATCGAAACCGTCATCTTGATATGGTGGCGTGCTCAGCACTGGAGGATCGTGTGTGATACGCGCATTGCCGACAAGCTGAATTTCGTTTTGCCAAGTACCGTTGGCATCCACCTCACCATGTACTTGATACATACGCTCCAGGAGAAATGCGTTATCCATTTTCCATGTGGTACCTTGTGTGGAGATTGTCCCTGTAATTAAACCTCCCGCCCAGTCTGGCCCGCCGACGACACTGTAAATGATCCAGACTTTCTTATTTGGTAAGACAATAAATACACCTGGACGGCCCTCTTGAGTCAATCGACCTTGATAG